AGAGGGCTATGGTGTAAATGGTAGAGGTAATTTATATGAGACAAGATAGTAAGATGAAACTTCACAAGGACTTTTATGAATACAAGACTATACCCTTTACCTATTTTAAAAAGGTTGCGAACAAACACGACTTTAAAAAAGAGTGGGTGTCTGTTAGATGTCAAGAAGATATTATGAAACAACAGCCACATAACGTAGAGATAAGGAGGTTGAAAAGAAATGTTTGACATAAACATAACTTGGGTATTATTATATTTAATTGTAGGATTTTCTACAGCTTATTACTTACACAGGAGGGATTGAGAATGAGTAAATTAATAAAGATAAGAGCATACGAATATGCAGAACTTAATGATAAAGCTAAAGACAATTTCATTAATTCAATGTGGGATATGCCTTTTGAGTCGGAAACAGGCGAATACGATAATGATGGAAACATGATTATTGAATATGATTATTTTGGAGAATGGGATTTAGAAGAACAAATAGATTTTTGTGAGTCTAACGATTATCTTTTTAATAAATATGGAAAATTAGTAGGACATTTAGAGGAGGTAGAAGCATGAGCATGAATACAAGACAAGCAATATACATAGAGAACTTATATGAGGGTTTCTATGAGAAGCATTATAAGGAGTTAAGTAAAACTTCTGATGATGTAGAACGGATAGAACAAGAGGCTAGTAGATTAGCTGAAATAGATTTAGATAACTTTGAAATGGAGGGATAAGATATGAGTAGACTATACAACGATTATTATTTTGAAAAGCAAGACATACTTGACACACTTGACAAACTTGAAATGAGTGTAAGGTTTCTAAACGTATGGGTGAATGAGCCAATGGGTTTAGAGAACGCTAGGTATGTGCTAGAGAAGAACGCTAACCAAGAGTTTAATTGGTTTAGTAGAGACATGGTAAAAGAATTATTAGAGGAGGAATTGAGATGAAAGTATATGAGATAACAGTTAGCACAACTGTTCAGATAGATTCTTTAGATGACTATGCTGAAAGCAAAGAACATGCTATAGATATTATGTGGGATAGGTGGGGTGTGTATAAAGATACCCTAGAAATAACAGAAGTAAAAACATGGGAGGAAGATGATGAAGTATAGTGTAGAACTTCATGTAATACAAATACATGATGTAGAAGTAGAAGCGACTAGCTATGAAGACGCTAGAAACAAAGCAATAAAAGAATGGAGAAACGGATATATATATAATGATGTAGGGAGTCCTACCTTTTGCAAGGAAGAAGCTAAAGTTGTTAGCTTTACTTCTATGCCAACAGCAGAAGAAATTTTAAACAGGAAGGTGTATAGATGACTAGAACTAAAAATTATGTAATGACTGTAGATAAAAACAGTGATAATATATTAGAACAACTTAACAAGCTTCAACAGGTTAGACAAAGTGTTAGCCTATTGAACAAGCATAGTACAAGAAAGCACTATGTTAAATGTCAAGGCAGGTGGGGTAGAAATAACCCAGACTATAACAGAAGAACGATACCCTTTTGTCCTTTAGATAAGGCAGTAAAGTGGGACGTTTATATTTATCAAGGAGGTAGATGATGAATGTTGATAGCGATAAACCAAAATACATAGAGTGTATCTATGAAGCACCTATTACTTTTGACTTAGAAGAACTAGGTATTGATTGGGACAATGTCAAAGACTACTACATAAAGTATGGTACTTTGTATGTTGAGTTCAAAGATGGAAGTTCAGAAGAGTACGAAGGAGAACAAGGCGAGACTGATTGGAAGTGGTCAGCACAAGAAAATATATTAACAAAAGATTGGTATTTAGTGGAGGGATTGAACTGATGAATAGAACTTTATACAAAAAACTAGAAGATATATGTGCAAGAGAATATATCATAAATAAACTATCAGCTAATAAGTTTAGAACATTTGTCGACTTTCTTTATGATGACATAAGAACATGGGACAAACCAATGAACGTATCAGAAGTAGATATAATACATAGGATAGAAGAGCATATGAGCTACATGGTGAGCAGTTATCTTAACAAGTCATATGAGGGTATTAGTGTTGACTAACAAGCCCTTAGAAAGGCTTAGAAATAAATTGTATTTTTATGTTGACAACAAATAAAATAGATGTATAATGCTTATAAAGTTTAAACATACTAATAAAAATTATTATTAATTAATTAATAAAATATAAATAAAACTATGACACAATATAATAAAGAAGTAGAAAAAAGAAAAGAAGAATTAAAAGAAGAACAACTTGATAAAGATGTTAGCTTTATAGAAATAACTTTTAAAGATTCTAAATGGTATAGAGAAATTACAGGTTATAAAAGTGGTAGAAGAGTTGTTAGATATAACGATAAGAGAAGGAAGGATAAAACAGAATGGCAGTAAAATCAAAAGCATTTAAACAAACTCATACTTCAGCAACAGGTGTTAGAGGTAAGAGAACGAGTCAAGGTAGAAGGAATGTTGGCTACTCTACTATGAACAAGAATACAAAAGCTAACCATAAGAAATATAGAGGGCAAGGAAAATGAAAACTAAAATATTAAAAAGTAAAGTAGTTATTGACATGAGTGTTAGTGAGTATGACACTTTATTTAAATACATAGGTAAACTTGATAGTATGTTAAATACTTTACACGAGACAAACGATTTGTGGTTGTCTGATGTTCATAATTTAAGTAGTCTTAAATGGGAACTAATAGAGATGTTAGATGCTGAATGGAATCCAGATACTTATAGATATGTAAAGAGAGGTAATAAATAATATGAAAGCACACTTAATGAAAATAATAACAGTGATGGTAGTTGGATTAACTATGTACGCTAGTATACTATTGTTAGATAAAGGCATTACTAATAATGCAGATGAGATAACAACTTTAAACAGGAAGATAACTTCTTTAGAAGCTATCAATCTTGAATTAGAATCAGATATTAATAATCTTAATATGATTATGAAAGGATTGAGAGGAGCTTTAAACGATAGAGAAATTAATGTAGATGTTAAAGTTCAAGAAGCTGTTGATAACAAATGGAAAGAGCAGTCAGCTACAGGTGGACTGGGTGTATTGACAGGAGAGAACGCACACTTGGAGGAAAATACTGATGGGTAATACAATAGGACTTGTAATAGTGCTTACGTTTATGGTAGTATGTATGATAGGTGTAGGGTTAATCATTTATGATAGGGAGTCTAAACACAAATGATAATTACAAAAGATACTGAACTAACTCCAATGAGTAAAGAAGAGTTTAGAGCATGGGAAGAATATGTTATTAAATATAATCACGATAATTCTACAGACCAAATAGCTTATGAAGTTGTGTGGAATAAAGATGAATATAAAGTTAAATTATTAGATTTAAGAGTTGACAAAGAGGGACAGGAATAATATAATTACTCCTAATGTATAGGTATGTCCAAAGGTGTAGCCCTCAACTAACCTTCCTGAACCTAAAGACATACGATTATATCGTGCTAGTTTCTGGTCTAGTGCCACTAAAACCAGACTGATTTTAAAGTTTTGCAGGTGTCCGAGCTACTGTAAAATCCTTTCTTGAAAAGGTTGTAGATGACATGGGATAAGAACTAAACCGGAGACCTTCCCTGCAAATTAGTTTAGTGTAAGATGAGTTTACTGTAAAATCCTTAAAGGTGGTCGTAGACTAAAGGTTGGAATGAGTGTTAGAAACCATCGTCCATCACACTGAAACAAAGTCCTTGCCCTTGTGTACTCATGATGTTAAACGAGGGTAAGGCATTTTAACACGAGGGTTATTATGAATTTATATTTTAAATCAACAACACTAGACAAGCAGATAGGTTGGACATGGAAAGACATGGACAAAGCCTATTGGGACACATGGATTCCTAAGAAGTCTGATATCAAAATCATTACAAGACTTAACAAAGAACAAAAGAAACAAGCACTTGATGAGTTATGGGAAGACTTGCAAGGGGCTATACAATTTACACGAGATAGAAACAATGCAAGAAGAAGACAGAAAAGACTTGCACAAAAAGAAAAAGTATGATAGAATCCAAACACTTAATACAAAAAAACTAAACCTATAGGAGGTACAATATATGTATGAGTATGTAGAAGGAAAAGCTATGTGGGCTAATGTCAGCACACCAAACACTAAGTTTGAACCACATAAGTACGGAATAGTTGTGTTGACTGATGAAGATACTGCTACTAGATTAGAAAGTGCAGGGCTATCAAGAACTAGAACTAGAGATGGTAAGCCTAAGTATGATGAACCTGCTTTCTCATTCAGTAGAAATGTAATTAGACATGATGGGACAACCAACCCTGCACCTAAGTTAGTTGATGCCGATGGCAATGACTTAGATGTTAGTCTTGGTAATGGCTCAGAAGTGACTGTGAAGATTAAACCTTACACAGGAAAGTATGGTACGTTTGCAGAGTTAATAGCTGTGAAGGTCACTAATTTAGTTGAATATACTGAACCCAGTTCAGATAACGAGGAGTTTTAATATGATTATTACTATTAAAAATGACGATGGTGAATCAGTCTATGATGTTTCAAAAATTGAAGATGAGCAGAAGAGAGCAGGTGCTAATGTATCTATCAGTAAGATAGGCACATTGAATGTGTTGGTTGAAGCTTTGAACTATGCTTCACAAGGACATCAGAATAATCTTGAAGCTGTGCTAAAGGAAAGTCCTGAAGCAGTAGTTGAACAAGAGGAACAAGAAGAAGAAGTTATAGAAGATTCAGAAGACGAATCATAATTCATAGTGAGGGCTAACATGGATAAAACTTGGGATAAGTTGCATCAACCTTGTCCACTTTGCGGAAGCAGTGATGCTGTAGGAATCAATGAAGATGACTCAGCAAAATGTTTCAGTTGTGGAGAGTTTATGCCTAGCTATACTAAAGCATGTGGAGGAAAAGATATGCAAACAACAACAACAGTGCAAACTAAACAACCAGATACAGTAGGAGAAGGAAAGTTTTCAGCCCTTACGGACAGGAAGATTTCCATGAACACTGCTCAGAAGTATGGGGTTAAATGTGTACATGACTTACAAGGTAATGTCGTTAAACATTTTTATCCTTACTACAATGGGCATGAGTTGTCAGCTACTAAGATTAGAAACTGTAAGGACAAAGACTTCTTTGTATCTGGTAGTTATAATGATACAGGTTTGTTTGGTCAACAACTTTTCAAAGGCGGTAAATATGTCACCGTCACTGAAGGGGAGTGTGATGCTATGGCTACTTATGAACTGCTTGGTTCTAAATGGGCTGTAGTATCTATTAAGCGTGGAGCAAATGGTGCAGTCAGAGATATCAAGGAAAGCTTAGAGTTCTTTGATGACTTTGAAAATGTTATCATTGCTTTTGATAAAGATAAGGCAGGACAAGAAGCTAGTATAAAAGTTGCTAGACTTTTCAAGCCCGGGAAAGCTAGAATAGTTACGCTTCCTAACGGTTGGAAAGACCCTAACGATATGCTAAGAAACAACAAGCATAAAGAGTTTGTTGAAGCTTGGTGGGCTAGTAAAGTTTATACACCTTCTGGTGTTATAAATGTTTCTGAACAGCGTGAGAAGTTTCATAATCGTGAGAAGAAACAAAGTGTTCCTTATCCTTATGAAGGACTGAACAAAAAGTTGTATGGTCTTAGAGCAGGAGAACTGGTCACACTTACAGGTGGTACTGGTCTTGGTAAGTCAAGTGTGACAAGAGAACTTGAACATCATCTTATTAAGAACACTACAGATAACGTAGGTATCATAGCACTAGAAGAAGATTGGAGAAGAACCATTGATGGTATCTTATCTATTGAAGCTAATGCTAGGTTATACGTTGACCAAGAACGTGAGAAGTTTTCTAAAGAAGAACTAGATAAAATGTTTGATATACTTTATGATGGTGAGAACAAGAATAGAGTATGGGTTCATTCACACTTTGGTACGAATGACATTGATGATATCTTTACCAAGCTTCGCTTTATGATTATAGGATGTGATTGCAAGTGGGTGGTCGTTGACCATTTACACATGTTAGTCAGTGCTGTGCATGAAGGAGATGAAAGACGTGCTATTGATTCTATCATGACTAGACTTAGAAGTTTGGTAGAAGAGACAGGTGCAGGTATCATTTTAGTTTCACACTTACGTAGAGTTGATGGTAATAAAGGACATGAGAATGGCATAGAGGTTTCTCTATCTCATCTTAGAGGTTCTAATAGTATCGGACAACTTAGTGATTGTGTTATTGCACTAGAAAGAAATCAACAATCAGATGACCCTGAAGAAGCTAGGACTACAAGACTTCGTATACTTAAATCAAGGTATACTGGAGATGTAGGTATGGCATGTAGAGTTGTATATGATGGAGAAACTGGTAGACTATCTGAACTAACAGATGAGGACATAACCTTTGACAATAGTTTAGATGAGGCATTTTAATGGACTTAGTATTTGACATAGAAACAGATGACTTGAAAGCAACTCTGGTACACTGTATCGTTGCACAAGACATGGACACTGGAGAGATATATAAATATCCACCAGATAAATTGTCTGAAGGATATGAACTGTTGACTAAGGCAGATACTTTAATAGGACATAACATCATCGGATTTGATATACCTATGGTAGAGAAGTTCGGTGGTGTAGACTTGTCAAAGATACCAGTGATTGATACTCTTGTACTATCAAGACTATTTAATCCTAATAGAGAAGGTGGTCATAGCCTTGAGAAATGGGGATATAAATTAGGCTATCATAAGATAGAGTTTTCAGACTATCTTAATTATTCTAAAGAGATGATGGACTATTGTGTTAGAGATGTACAACTCAACGCTGTAGTATTAAAGAAACTAAGAGAGGAGAGTAAAGGATTCTCTAAACAATGTATATCTTTAGAACAAGGTGTAGCTAGGATAATGAAACAGCAAGAGGTAAATGGTTTTAAGTTTGATTTGGAATCAGCTTTGTTATTACTTGCTGAACTTAGAGAAAAGAAACAAGCCATTGAAGATGAAGTACACAATACATTTAAACCTAAATGGGTAGATGATAAGTTAGTTAATCCTTATATTAAAAAAGATGGAGACTTATCAAAGCGTGGACTTACAGATGATGAGTATCAAAGATGTTTAGATACAAATAACTTTGAACCTTTTATGAGACAAACACTACAAGAGTTTAATCTTGGTAGTCGTAAACAGATAGGAGAATATCTTATTGACTTTGGTTGGAAGCCTGAAAGGTTTACACCAACAGGTCAACCTATAGTAGATGAGAAAACTCTATCAGCAATCACACATATACACGAAGCTAAACTTATAGCAGACTTCTTATTACTTCAAAAGCGTATAGCTCAAGTTGACTCTTGGGTTGAAGGAGTACAAGATGATGGTAGGGTACATGGCTTTGTAATACCTAACGGTGCTATCACAGGAAGAATGACACACAGGAATCCTAACATGGCACAAGTACCGGCAGTCTATAGTCCTTATGGTAAAGAATGTAGAGCATGTTGGACTGTTGAAGAAGGTAATGTTTTAATCGGAGTTGATGCTTCTGGTCTTGAGATTAGAATGTTAGCTCACTACATGAATGACGAGGAGTACACAAATGAAATTCTCAATGGAGACATACACACCGCTAATCAAAAACTTGCAAACCTTGAATCTAGAGATAAAGCAAAGACATTCATCTATGCACTTATGTACGGAGCAGGAGATGAAAAACTTGGTAGCGTGGTCGGAGGAGGTACAGCAGATGGTAAGAGAGCTAGACAATATTTCTTTGATAATAAGCCTACATTTAAGTCTCTTAGAGACAGGGTACAAAGAGCTTCAGCAAAAAATTACCTCAAAGGATTAGATGGTAGGAAGCTGTATGTTCGTAATCAACATTCAGCATTGAACACTTTACTACAAGGTGCAGGTGCTATCGTAATGAAACAAGCATTGGTTATGTTAGATGATGTGTTAAGATTAAATGCAATGGATTATAAATTCGTAGCTAACATACATGATGAGTGGCAGATAGAAGTACCAAAAGATAAAGCTGATTTTATAGGGAACTTTGCAGTAGATAGTATTGTAAAAGCAGGAACACATTTTAATCTTCGTTGTCCTTTAGATGGCGAATACAAGATAGGAGATAACTGGAGTGAAACCCACTAAAGAAGACAGAAAGAAATTTGACATTGACTTAGAGTACGGAGAGATAAGAGAAGATAAAATAAAAGACATGCTAACTGGTAAGAAGATAGAAGTTAAATCAGAGAAAGGTATGTGGATGAAGACAGGAAACATATGTATAGAGTATGAGTCTTGGAACAAACCATCAGGAATTAGAGCAACGGAATCAGACTATTGGTTTCATAATTTATGTGTAGGAGACAACGAGTTCTGTACTCTTGTATTTAAAACAGATGTACTTAGAACTATTGTTGATGACCTTGATAGTTTTAAAACTGTATGTGGTGGAGACCATAACGCTAGTAAAATGTTCTTAGTTAATCTTCAGAAATTATTCTCATCAGATGTTATTAAAGCATTTAAGGAGACTGAAGATGAAAAAAAATAAGAAAACACTTGACACATTAGTAGAAGATATATATAATGAATTGTCGGCATTAGGAAAAGGCGAACATCTTAACATAGATGAAGACACAATAGAGCAGTTTGGAGAGTCTATGAAACAGATTCTATACGACTGGTCTCATCCTAGTCCACGAGGTAAACCTGCCTTACGTATGTCTAACATAGGCAAACAACCTAGACAGTTATGGTATGAGATGAACTCTGATTCTGATAATACAGAAGTCATATCTCCACCTACATTTATTAAGTTCTTATACGGACACTTACTTGAAGAGATAGTTTTATTTCTTGTTAAGTTATCTGGACATAAAGTGACGAGTGAACAAAAAGAAATAAAAGTTTCTGGTATTAAAGGACACATGGATTGTGTTATTGATGGAGAAGTTGTTGATGTAAAGACTGCTTCAAGTTATGCCTTTAAGAAATTTAAAGATGGTACTCTAGCAGAGGATGACCCATTCGGATACATGGCTCAACTTGCAGGATACGAATCAGCAGAAGGAACTACTCATGGTGGTTTTCTTGCTCTTAATAAAGAGTCAGGAGAGTTAGCTATGTTTAAGCCTGATAACTTTGATAAACCTAATATCAAAAAGAAAATAACTGATATTAAAAAGGCTGTTAAGTTAGCAACACCTCCGGATAAATGTTATGATGATGTACCAGATGGTAAGTCTGGTAATATGAAACTTGCAAAGGGTTGTACTTGGTGTAGGTTTAAACATGATTGTCATAAAGATGCTAACGATGGACAAGGTTTAAGAGTGTTTAAATATTCAACAGGTTATAGATACCTAACTCAAGTACCTAAAGTTCCTAATGTTATAGAGGTAAAGAATATATGAGTGGTAAGAAATCAAAATTGTTAAGACGTAAAGCTGAAGGATTACTTATAGGATGGATTCAAAGTATGACTCCAGAAGGAGAAGATGCTAGTAAGATTAATAAGAAAAACTTACATGAGTTTCTACCAGAGCAAACACATATCTTTGCTAATAATAGATTTATGTTAAGTGCTTATAGTCTTAGATGGTTTTATAAGAAAGTAAAACAAAATCCTAACTTTCATTTAAAAGAGTTAGATGCCTAAAAGAGTACCAAGAAAACCAAGACCAAAGAAGATTGGTGTACCTAAAGGGTATGACAGTTTATGGGAAGCAACTCTACATGAGACTGTACTACAAGAATGGAAACATCATTGGGATAATATTAATTATGTTGTTAAGCATAAATACGAGCCTGATTTTGTAAAGGTTATAGATGGTAAAACAATTTTACTAGAAGCTAAAGGTAGGTTCTGGGACTATGCAGAGTATAGTAAGTACATACATATACGAGAAGCTATACCTAATGACTATGAGTTAGTGTTTTTATTTCAGAAACCTTTTTCTCCAATGCCGGGTGCTAAGATGAGAAAAAACAAAACAAAAAGAACTCATGCTGAATGGGCAGAGACAAATAATTTTAGATGGTATAGTGAAGATACACTACCGGATAATTGGAGAAATGATGAACTATAAGTTTAACGAAGATAAAATATTAAATGAACTAAAAGCTTACGTAGGTAATACGTATGACCAACACTATGCTAATGGTAAGTATCAAGCAACAGATATGATAATTGATTCTGGATATGGAGAAGGATTCTGTCTTGGAAACATTATGAAGTATGCTATGAGGTTTGGAAAAAAGAACGGTAAAAACAATTTAGACTTATATAAAATCATACACTATGCTATAATAGCAATATACGTAAACAATAAGGAACAAGATAATGGTTGAAGATAAGATAGGAAAGAAACCTTACCTAGGTATAGAGATAGATTATGATAGAGAAAAAACATTTGATAAGTTTAGTTTAGATACACTCAGAGATAGATATCTTTGGGAAGGAGAAACACATGCCCAAGAAGCATTCGCAAGAGCCTCAGTATTCGGAGCAACTTTTAAAGGCGAGACAGATTTTGAATTGGCTCAGAGACTTTATGAGTACAGTTCCCACAGGTGGTTCATGTTTAGCACTCCTATACTTAGTAACGGAGGAACAACTCGTGGGCTTCCTATCAGTTGTTTTCTTAATTATGTTCCTGACAGTAGGAATGGTTTATCAGCTCACTATGATGAGAATATATGGTTGGCGAGTTCGGGTGGCGGTATCGGTGGATATTGGGGAGACATTAGAAGTAACGGTATATCTACTACTCATGGCAGTCGTTCTACTGGTTCAATTCCTTTCATGCACGTAGTTGATTCTCAGATGTTAGCTTTCAATCAAGGAACTACAAGACGTGGTTCTTATGCGGCTTATATGGATATAAGTCATCCGGAGATTGAAGAGTTTATTAACATGAGAAAAGAATCAGGTGGAGATATAAACAGAAAAAATCTTAATCTTCATAATGGTATAAACATTACTAACACTTTTCTAAAAGCTGTAGAACTAGATGAAGACTGGAGACTGATAGACCCTAAGACTAACGAAGCTGTAAAGACTATTAATGCTAGAGAGTTATGGTGGCAGATAATAAATGCTAGAGCTGAAACTGGTGAGCCTTACATGGTTAATATTGATAAGTGTAACGAAGCTTTACCAAAGCAACAAAAAGATTTAGGACTTAAGATACGCCAAAGTAATTTATGTTCTGAGATTACATTACCAACTGATGAAGAAAGAACAGCAGTATGTTGTTTATCTTCTGTCAACTTAGAATACTTTGATGACTGGTCAAAGGATGATAACTTTATACAAGATTTAATAACCATGCTTGATAATGTTTTACAGCATTACATTGACAATGCAATAGATACAACACAGTTAGGAGAATACAGTGCAAATTTTAAACGCTTTCAAAAATATGTTAAAGAAGGTAAGGAAGGCTTTACCAAGAGTGCCTACTCAGCGTATAGAGAAAGGAGTCTCGGGCTTGGTGCTATGGGTTTCCATGCTTATCTTCAATCTAGGTCACTTCCTTTTGAAGGTATTTACGCAACTGGGTTTAACTATAAGGCATTCACTTATATTAAAGGAAAGGCGAAAGAAGCAACTAGAGAGTTGGCTATTGAAAGGGGCGAAGCTCCTGATATCCACGGCAGTGGTAAGCGGAATGCTAATCTCCTTGCTATTGCTCCTAATGCTAGTAGTGGTATCATTTGTAGTGGGACTTCTCCTAGCATTGAGCCTTACAGGGCTAACTGCTATACTCACAAAACTTTATCCGGTAGTTACCAAGTTAAAAATAAATACTTAGAAAAGATTTTAAAGACTAAAGGATTAAAAGCACAAGAGTTAGAAAACATTTGGAAAGATATATCTGGTAGTGATGGTTCAGTCCAACACATAGATGTTCTTACTGATGATGAGAAAGAAATATTTAAAACAGCTAATGAGATAAATCAAATATGGATTGTTGAACATGCTGCAAAACGACAGGAGTTTGTGTGTCAAGCACAGTCCGTCAACCTGTTCTTTACTTTACCAAAAGCAACCGAACCTCAAGAAGTACATGATGAATACATGCAGTACGTAAATGATGTTCACTGGTATGGTATGAACAAACTTAAATCGCTTTACTATTTCCGTTCTAATGCTGCTCGTACAGTAGAGAATGTAAATGTTAAAGTACCTAGAATAAATTTAGAAGATACAGAATGTATCGCATGTGAGGGATAATTATGAGCTTATTAACAACGAGAGATTACTACAAACCATTTGAATATCCATGGATGTTTGACTACTATGTATTACAGAATCAAATGCACTGGATGCCTGAATCTGTACCATTACATACAGATGTTAAAGATTGGCAAGAACTTTCAGATATAGAAAAGAATTTACTTACACAAATTTTCCGACTGTTCACACAGTCCGATGTAGATGTAGCTTCTGGATATATAGATAAATATATGCCTATCTTTAAAAAGCCTGAAGCAAGAATGATGATGGGTTCTTTTGCAAACATGGAATCAATACATCAACATGCTTATTCTTTATTACTTGATACAGTTGGTATGCCTGAGATAGAGTACAAAGCTTTTGCAGAGTATGAAGAGATGTCAGACAAGCATGACTATGTAGGAAACTTTAAACCTTCTAAAGCTAAGAAAGAAACTATTGCAAAAACTTTAGCAGTTTATTCAGCTTTTACAGAAGGACTACAGTTGTTCAGTAGCTTTGCAATCTTATTAAACTTTCCAAGGTTCGGTAAGATGAAAGGTATGGGACAGATAGTTACTTACTCTATTCGTGATGAGTCTATGCACGTTGAAGCTATGACTAAATTGTTTAGAGAGTTTATAAAAGAGAACATAGAAATATGGACAGATGATTTTAAGAAAGAACTATATGAGATATGTAGACATATGGTAGAGCTTGAAGATAAGTTCTTAGACTTAGTGTTTGATATGGGAGATATTAAAGGACTAACTAAAAAAGATATGTATGCTTACAATAGATATATAGCAGATAGAAGATTATTACAACTTGGTCTTAAAACTAATTATGACCAAAGAGAAAATCCACTTGGTTGGATTGATGAAGTGACAGGCGTAGAACACCAGAACTTTTTTGAAGGTAGGGCTACTACCTATATGAAGGCAGGGTTGAGAGGTAGACAGGACAATATTAAATTTACAAATTTAGAGGAGTCCCATGATTAATAAGGACGAAGCTAACCTAGTTAGTTTCAAAATACTTTTGACTAGAGATAATAAAATAGTTACAGAGTTTAGTATGTTACCAGAGAATATGGTTGATGAGGTTTTCCCTATTGATGATAGACCATTAATGAAAACTATTATTAGAAATGGTAAAGCTAAACTAGAAAACCTACATGATTACTTTCAAAGAGAACTTAATGTTCTAAAGTAGTGTAGATAATTATCTCATCTTTCTTACCCTTTACTTTTATAGGGTCTAGATATCTAGTGGGTATATCAGAGTTCATAGCTGTGGTATACCCTATTACTATATCCTCTCCTACTTCTTTAGTAGAGCTTTCTAATCTTGCCGCTAAATTAACAGCATCACCAATAGCAGAGTAATCAAACCTTGTATCACTTCCCATATTACCTACGACTGCCTCTCCTGTATTTATTCCTATACCTATCTCTATTCCTAAATCGGCTTTTGCCATATCTTGTTTTATTTTCAGGGCTGTTTGGATGGCTTTGGTCTCATGGTCTTCAACATCTATAGGTGCATTAAAGATAGCCATCATTGCATCACCAATATATTTATCCACCATACCGTCATACTTTTTAACTGCATCAGCTTGTATCGTTAATGCTTTGTTCATAATCTCTGTAACTTGTTCAGGCTCTAATCGTTCTGATAAACTTGTAAAGCCTCTAACGTCTGTAAATAAAAACGTACAACGTCTTCGTTCTCCGCCTAACTTCAAAAGCTCTGGATTATCTTGTAGTTGTTTGACTTGTCTTGGGTCAAGATAATGTTCAAATTGTTTCTTGATTTGTTGTCTAAGTTTGTATTGAGTTCTAAAGTTTAAATAGAATTGTAAGGTAGCAATAAGTGTCATACTTATTAGAGACCATGTAAAGTCTATCAAGATATTATAGCTTACAAAGTGATACTCCATATATGCCATAAAAGAGAACAAACCTAAGAATGATACAACACCCTTAGTAATACCTAGATACTTTATTAGAAGAGCTGTGAGTAAGCCTGAGACTATTAATAATAATAATTCAACAAACAACCTATAGTCTGGTATTTGTGGTGTGTCCATCAACATACTTTCTGATAGAGCTGCTTGTATTTTATGTGGTTCTAATAGACCTATAGGTGTTGCAAGTTGTGGTGATATACCCTTGGCTGTAAAACCTACGAACACAAACTTACCTTCTACATTCATTTCAGATAGTGTTGTTTGTGGTGTATCAACCCAACTAATCCATTTACGTCCTAGACTATCAGTGGTAATGGGCGGAATACCTCTAACTCTAACCTGTTCTATTCCATTCAGATTTGTGACAATCTGATAAGTACGACCACCTCCTAGTATTTTTAAAACTTCTGTTCCAAACGAAGCAACCCACCCATTATTAGTTTGTTGTAGTAAAGGTATACGCCTTACTAAATTATCTACATCTACTGGTGCAGAGATAGCACCTTGACTAGCTGATTGTTTTAAAGGTTCTATGTTCTCTAAAAAGCCTTGAGCTTTTGGTAGAGATACTATTGGTCCTTTGATAACTGTACCGTGTGTCTTAGGATAAATACCATTAGATATTTCTGGCATAGCTATAACACTTGGAGAGCTTTGTAATGCTTTAGAAAACTCATCATCTCCACCCATTCTATCTGGATGTGGAAATAACATAACCCATCCTACACCTAATGCACCTTTGTTTATTATATCGTTATGAATCTTTGCAAGTGTTTCTCTAGGCAGGGGATATCCACCTTGTTCATCTAGGAATTGTTCGTCAATGTTGAGGATTGTAAAGTATCCAGTAGGTTCTGGAGTTGTGACAAGAGCATCAAATGTTTTGAGTCTTAGTACTTCTAATGGTACACTATTGAAGAGGAGAGGCAAAGTTAATAGAGTTAATAAGGTAATTGCCCACTTCATGTTAGTTACCTTGTGTAATTTTTATAGTAGAGTTACCACCACCATTGACAACTATTTGTGTACTCTTACCATCTTGTATTAAAATAATAGTATAAGCATTTTGTTTATCTAAATCTAAACGAACTGTATCTTCTAAAGTTTTATAAAATGTTATTAAGTTATCAGTCATAAAAGTATTTATCTGAGTATTAGAATCGTATCCAACTTGAGTACCTTTTAAATCTATATCAGCTTTTAAAAGTGTTTCAGTTTGGTCTAACTCATTAACATCTTCTATGATGTTTAAAAGGTCTTCAAGAAAATTTACATCAAGATAATTAATGTCTAACTCTGTAAACTCTAACTCATCTTCTGCAAGATAATCTATTTCTAAATCATCAAACTCAAGGAAATCAACATCAAGAATACTAGTGTTGCTCCCTCCATCTTCTCTTTCATCCTCTTGTATTTCCTGTGGTTTATTTACTATTAACATGTTATCAATTAACTCAAGAGTCAAGTCAAGGATAACGGGTTTAGTTGGTTCAGTCTCATACATTGAAACTGTTGTAGCTTGGTAAGGCTTGTTAAGAACTACCTGTCCCATAGCTGTTGCGACAACTATCTCTCCACTTGGAAGACCGTCATCGTCTGGTAATAATATAACTAAACTTCTACCTAACTCATCTACAGTTACAGTAAAGTCTGTACCACGAATACCTATCGTAGCACTTGGAGTATTGATAGTTATATTTTCTTTATCTATTGTAGCTAACTTACCTGTGATAAATCTTGCAGTACCACTGGCAAACTGAAGTGCCATCTTAGATTTAGAAGGGTCTGGGTCATAGATAAATTCATCTATAATTAATTCAGAATGCTCTGTCAATCTAACTTGACTGTCATCTAAAAAAGTAATGCCCAATCTCCCGTTAGAAGTTTGGACATTATCGTAACTGTTTATGTCTAGGTCTAATGCAGCTTGAAAAGTTAAATCTCTTACAACTCTACCAGTGCCTTTTAATTCTGTTATGTTTCCAATATTAGCAGCTTGTAGTTGTACCACCATCATTTTGAACAATACAAACAGTACCATTGTTACCGTTAGAATTGATTTGCAACCAGTCTGAAACCAATGTTGAAGATTGGATAATGTTAAATGTTCTGCTGTCACCTGTGTGGTCAAGGTAGAAGTATCCGTCTGCATATCCGCTTCCTGTAAAGTTTACTGTGTTGCTATCACCATCTACATCTACGTAGTTAGTAGCTCCATCATAGTTAATATCAAAATCAAAGGTGTTACTATCACCATTGATAATCCAGTCTAAGTCAACCGTACCTGCAAGTGCAGATGTACCTGTGTCTAACGTAAATGTGTTAGAACTTCCAGTTACATCAACATTGTAATCAGAACCATCTATCCCATAAGTATCAGTTGGGTCTCCTTGAATAGTAAATGTATTACTATCTCCGTCAAACTCAAAAAAACCTGTAATGTTATCGCCAAGGATATCACCTAAAAATTTATTGGTATTACCGATTTGATTTATATCTAATGTAAGATTCAAACCGTCTAAGTCTAATGCTGTTAATGTACCAGCAACAGAATCTAGTCCACCAATAATGTTAGAGTTTCCAAGTTGTTCTAAATCAATATTTGCTGTAGCACCAGATTGGTCAACATATATTTCGTTGTCAGCCCCGTATAGCAGTGATGCACTCATCATCACAACTAGGCTCATTAATTTTAATGTTTTCATATTCCCAATAGCCTCTCTCTATTCCAATATTTATTATATTTAATACTCCAGTCTCTATTGCTTTTTGTAAAGCTATAGAAACACTTTCATTCTCAGCAACTCCTCCTTCTATTTCTACCAGTTCAGTACCGGCTTCTATAAAACGAAATACATCCTGAGAAATACTTGTGGATATAATACTTTTAGAAACTAATGTTTCGGTAAGCACTTCTCCAGTTGACACAGAAACTAATCGTAATGATATAGTAACTGTATCTTCTCTATACTGTTTACTATTACCTATTCCTAAGTATCTAGCACCAGCACCTCCAGATTTGAGGTTAGCTTCATAACTAACAACTCCTCCCTGAACTAATAACCCTGCAAATAGCAGTGGTTGCATCTTATTATCTTCTTTAAACTCTTTACGTGTAGCTCTAATTAATTGTCTTTCTTTTGTTAAGTCATCTAATCCTACACGTTCTACAACTCTGAAAAATTTACCACCTGCAGCATGTTTAAAAGCTCTTATAAGAAATGCTTCAGGAGCTTGTGTAATAGCTGTACTAAACAAAGCAAACGAACTATTACTTCTACGTTGTCCTGTTAAGTCTCTAAAGCTATCGGGGTATATAGCTATAGTAGGTTTTACTTTTGCTCGTGGTAAGTTTTTTAATTCTTCTGACTGTAAATCTAATATAGAACTAGGCTTAATATCTTGTGTTAATGTTAAGTCTTTATTCTGATTTAAAACAGCACAACTAGAAAGTAAAACTACCGATAGGCAAAGAAATAGTCGTTGTATTTCCATCACTGTCCGTTATGTTTAAAGTTATTATTCCATCGACAACACTATATTCTATTGTGTTACCTTCTAATTCTAATATACCACTATCACTAGCAGTCTCTCCAAATAAATTTTCTACTAACTGTCTAGATAATTGTGCATATATTCTAGACTCTAAGTTTCTTATAAATCTTGCAAGAGTTGTATTCTCTTTGTCTCTTTTTATCTGGTCTTGAAGTGCTTTTATTTCTGCCTTTAATGCTTCTTTACGATTGAACTCTTGATTCTGGATTGTAAGATAATGTGATGATGTACCAACACCATTAAAGCTAGGACTTTTAAACTTAAATACTACTTCATCTGCAATACTTCCTACAGACCAAAACATAATTAACATAGACCAAAAGAACATACACCACTTACAGTTCCTTGAAGCTTTTTCACTTTTAAATGTCGGTTTTAATTTCATAATGCTTTATCGTTTATCCAAAATGCAAATAACATAAGTCCAAATACTAATACCTGTACAACAGAAGCTATTGTAATCTGTTTCATCGGGTGTACATTTTCTATGTCATCTAGTTTCATTGTAGTTGTTCTAATACACTTATAATAAATAAGAATACAAATATACTTATAAGTGGTAATTCTAATTTAATCTTTTCGCTGGTCTTTCTTTCCATCTGCTCTTGCTATCCTATCTACATCTACTTGTATACCCATGGCAGTTCTAACCATTGAGTCTATCCGTATCATGTCGTTATCCATCTGTCTTACTCTATCTATCAATGCAACTATCATGCCTTGTTGAGTATCTAATTTCTTATGTACATCTGCTATTAATGCACTAAATAGTTTCCACACCATCCAACCAGCAGCAACTGCAAAGGCTGCAGGAATACCTACAGTCTCTAAAATGGTCATAAAGTCTCTAGTATCCATTACTTTCCTTTTGCTAAACTACCACCAAAGTACATACCTATAATAGCTGATACTAAGTTAGTGTCTAATTGAGTTATTACAAGCCCTTGAAAAGTAATCCATTCAAATACTTCTCTTCCGGGTTTTAAAAACCAAAATCCCGGATTCCAATTGGTATAACCAACAGTAACAGATACATCAGGGTAATATACAGCTACAAGTTTAGGTAATAAAACAATAGCAAAGACTGATGTTAGTGCTATAATTCTTCTTGTCCATGCAAAACCTTTATCTTTTAATCCATGGTCAAGTGATTGCTTTTTAGCTTTCATGTCAAACTCGCCACGAGTTATAAGAAGTTTTTGTGCTTCTGCTTTAGCCTTACGACTTTCAGACCATACACTCATAACTCCACCAAGAACTGTTGAAGCTAACATAGTTATTATCTCAAACGGAAATCCCATTATACTATCTCTGTTACTAACTCTTCGTATAGTTTTCTAAAGCTTTCTAAGTCCATAAAGTTTATACCTTGACTTATCTGGTGTAGCCTATAAATGTTATAAGCTGTTTCAAGTTGTATCTCTGTGTAAAGTATCATTAGTCTTTAAATAAATTTAATTCTTCAACTATTCTATTAGCCCTAAAGTTTCTATCTTTTAAGTTTTTTAAATGAGCTTCTGGGTTTTCTTCTCTTGTTCCATAACTTTTAGGCTTTAACCATTTATTATTAATAGCTTCTGTAATTTCTTGTATGTTTCCTTTTTCAAAAACATCTCTTAGTTCATCTAAGTTACGACCACCTATTTGTTCTCTCATTTTACTTTGAGGATTTATTACTGTGTCTAAAAAATATTCTAAATTAGCTTCGTTAGAATCATTTAACTTGTTATCTTTTAAAAAGTTTTTATATCCTTCTTTATGTAATTTAGTAGTAAATTGAAATAGTCCTTGACCTAACTTACTATTACCAACTTCTTGTTGTTTATGGCTATAAGAACCTCTCCAGTTATCACTTTCAACTCCAGTTTCTTTATCTATATTAGCCATAATTCCAACTATAGCCTCTGGTCTTAATTGTTTATTTTCTAAATAACTGTAAATACCTAATCTATTCTCTTCAGGAGTTACAACACCGCCTTCGTTAAAACCTAACCTAGCCATCTGGTCTTGTTCATTTTCTCTAACTAATGAAGTTTGTAAAGATTGAGACTGTACTGCATAAGGTTGTCCTGTAAAAGGGTCTATTCTATTTTCAGGTTCGTTTTTAACATCACTAACATCTTTAGATACTCCTAAACCTTGAGCATAACCAACTCTACCACCTTTATTAAAGTTACTTCTAAAACCTTCTAACTTTTTAAACCTATCACTAAATCCCTCTACTACTTCTTCAGTTCCTGTAGCAATCTCAGCATATTTTTCAAAAGCTTCTCTATTTTTTTTATCTCTTTCTTTTGCTATTTGTTGTATAGGAGTATAAGGTTCAAAACCCGTATACTTTTTCATTAAGTTTTTAGTTCCTATCAATGGTAACTTTCTAGCACCTGTTTCAAGTAATCCTCTATTATACAAAGTCATACCTACAATATCATTAAGAACTGGTCCACCTAAATTAGCAGTTGCTATTGCAGGGTTCTGACCGTATGCTAAAGCTTCTGTAAATCTAACTCCGTATTCTATAGGACCTAATAAACCTACACGTTGATAAGCTTTTAAAGTATCTTTCCAAGCATCTTCACCACTGTCCATACGTTCTCTATTCTCTTCTGATGTTCTCCAATAGTTAGTAGCTTTAGCAACATTAGTAGACATTGCAACAAAAGCAGCTACTTTAGGTGCGTTAGTTGCTGGATTATTAATTGTATCTCTTGCAAAGTTTTTTAAGATTGTATTACCAAACACTGTAGGGTATCTTAAAAACTGTGTAAAAATATCTATCTTAGGATTAGTCATGTAAGTAGGTACTCTTGCAGACTCTCTAGCTGTCGGTAATATAATAGAGTTAGTAAATCTACCAGCTCCTCTAACTAACTGCTCATTATAAAAAGCATCGCTTTGTTTAGCTCCTGCATCTAACCATCTAATACCATCTTCTACATCTATACCTAAATCAAATAACTCACTTCTTAACTTTTGAATTTTCATTGGAGCTATTTCACTTAATATATCTTCTCCACCAGTTTTAAACTTATTAAGCTTTGTTAAGTTATCTCTTATTAAATCTTTACCTGTAGAAAAAGATGCAAGTTGTACAGTTTTTGTCCAAGGCACAAGTAAGTTAAACCTATAAAATCTCCTTGCTTGTTTTTTAAGAAATTCATTCTGTAAACCTTCACCAGATATCCTGTTAGTAACATCTCCCATAGCTTCATCTACAGCTATAAACACCCTATTCATTTCCTGAACTATTTCATCAGGTTTCATATTATGTTTTTCTTTTAAAATACTACCTATTTCTGTAGTAAATATTTTATGTCCTCTTGTTACAGCAGATTGCATACCTTTAATGTTTGCATTTAAAGGAGCTTTAGCTAAAGGTATCATAGCCTCTGTAATAGAAGACAAAGTTGCAAGTGGTAAATAAGCCATAGCATTTGCAAGTTTTGTAGTGTCGTAAAAACCTTGTATTAAACCACTATCAAAATAATCTACTTGTCCAGTTACAGATTTGTAAAGGTCAATTATTCTTTTCTTATCTTTTCTGGTAAGTCCTTTACCTCTTACTTTTCTTAATTCATTATTTATAGGAGTAATATATCTTTCTATAAATTGATTTTCATTAGACTTGTTAGTTTTACCTTTAAGTAAAAAAGATTTTTTATGCTCTATAGTTTTAGCAGCATTCATATAATAATTAGTAGTTACTGGAACTAAATCATTAGTTAAATACTTTTCAAAGTTATTATCTTTTAAATTTCTAAATGTCCTAGCTTGAGTAAGTAATATAGAATGTGAAGAAAAAAGTTCATTCTGTTTATCTAACATTTGTTCTATAACATCATCTACATTTTTAGCAGTAATCCCTTCTACTTTTTCTGATAACAATAATTTTTTAAATCCTTCTGCATCTTCTTCAATAGCCTGTCTATTCCAAGAACGAGGAAAATAGTTTTCAATTCTAGGTGCTTCTAATCCAGCCTCTTCAGCTTCTTTTAAAATGTTATCATAAAACTTTCTTAAATTTAAAACTGTTTCTTTTACTTCATCACTAGCTCCATCATCAGAAGCTCCTCTAAGTATTCTAATAACTAATAATTCATTATCTTTAGTAACTTGTCCAGTTTTTCTAATAGGTTTAACTGCTGCATCAAATTCTAATAAAAAGTTACCTCTAGTATTATTAAGGTCTTCAGAAAAACTAAATCCTAGTCTTCTAGTGGTTCTTTTACCTATTTGTTTAGAAAATTCTTCACTAAACTTTTCACCTAGTTCTTTAGCTTTAGGAGAAAATTCTGAAGTTGTTCTAAGTATTCTAGTTGGATTACCTACTGTATTAGCTAGTAAAGTATCTTTAGCTTTTCTAGCTTTAAACAATAACTCACTACCTGCATCTTTTCTATACTCATCGTTAGTAAACAATCTATTTAAATCTTCGTTATACAAACGATGTCGTTGTGCTAAGTTTCCAAACACTCCACCTGTAATAGTTCCAAGAGCTGCAGAGCCTACAAGTTCTGGTGTAGAATACAATTTACGTAAACCTACGTTTATTTCTGTGTTCTGTCTAAAGTGATTGTCAAGTCCTGTCCAAGCTCCTACTTCAGCACCTGTAATAGCTGTAGCTTTTCGTATTTGTTTTTTACCAACATCTTGTAGTTTATTTTTTGCAATAGCTTTAGAGCCTTGTAAAGCTGCTGTAGTTATGCCTTGTCTTGCAGCTAATGAAGTTCCACCCGTTACAGGAGTAAGTAAGGCTGCTGTTATAGCTGTAGGGTCTGTAACAATGTCTAATGTTGCATCTTTAATAAGTTCAGCATATTGTTTAAAGCTTCCCATATCTGCATTATCAAACTTAGAACGAAGATAAGCATAATCTTTTTTCTGTTGTTCATCAAACTTACCACTTTGCATGGCTCTATTCATTCCTGAAAACAGATTAAAATCAGAATCTCTTAAATACTCAAACACATCATCAGACTTTTCACCTACAGATTCTAGAAACCTTTCTGAAGTCTTTTGAAACTCATCATCTTTTTCAAGGTCATCTAATGTATAACTATTAGAAAAACTAGAGAGACTTGATGAACTCCATGTATCGTTAATTATTCCCATATTATTTATATTAACTGTAAATCTTCAAATAAATCTTTTATAAATTTTCTTCTTCCAAACATTTTAAATCCGGCTGCGTCTTTACCTTTTGATATATATCCAGCATTATATAACATTTCATCTGTAATTAAATCAATAGGGTCTTCTCTAAAAGGTGCTTGTTGTGTTACACCTCCTACTTTAGGCTTAATACTTATTAATTTATTTATAAAATCTTCATTAATTTTATATTTAGAAGAAACAGCATTTATACTCATAGGCTCTTTAACAACTTTAGGAGGCATAATAGTATCTGTAATATCTTCATCTGTAGTTTCACTAATTAAATTACGACTTGTTTCATAACCAAACTCTCTATTTAAATCTCTTATATATTCTTGTCTTTCATCTATATTTAAATCCATAGACTCAGCTTTTATAAATGTTAAAGTTGTTGCATATAGTTCAGTTACTTGAGGATGATTAGCTCCTAGTTTTGTTTGTATATCTTCTTTAAAAGTTTTTATATTAGGAAGTAATTCATTTTTTAAATATTCAGTTTCTTTTTCAGGCTCAACAGGACTCATAGAAGCAACGTCCCAGTTTGTCATTGTTGTTCTTAAACCAACTAATGAACCTTTTTTAACAGCTTGATTTAATAAAAAGTTAGTAGCTATTTGTTGAGCTGATACATCTTTAGGATTTTTTCCTAAGTTAGTAGTTACTTCTAAAACTTGAGAACCAAATGTTAAGCCTAAATTTTTATCTTTTACAAATTTATTAAAAGCTTCTACTTTTTTATCTTTTTTATCAAAAGAAGCTATTACACTTTGAGAAGTATTGTAAGCTGCTTTTTTATCTGACTCTGTAAACACTGGTAATTTTTTCTTTTCGTATTGATTTAAATCTAAATCTTTAACAGTTTCTATTTTATTACCGTTAGCATCTCTAGTTATATAAAGCAAACCTTTTTTCTTTATTGTAGAACCGTGAGATTGTTCTTCCCATTCTACAACTTTAGGGTCTACTATATCTTTAAATACTAGTTCACCTTTTTTAGCTTTTTCATTTAAAGCTTTTACAATGTCTACAACTCCATTACCTGCTGCGTTCCATTCTTGTAAAGCTCCTTTTAATTCTTTAGACTCTTTAAATAAAGAAGTACCATATAAAACATCTTTAGCTTTTTCATTTTTATAAGCTAATGTTTCATCAGTTTCTTTAGCAAATAAATTTTTAACATATTTAAATGCTGCTCCTCCAATACTTCTAGGAGTTAATTGATTAGCGTATTTAGTATATTGTGCTTGAAACTCTTCAAAAGTAGGAACATCTACAGACTCTTGTTGCATTTTATCAAATACAGGAATCATTGATTTAGCTTTTTTATTTGCTTCTTCTCTTAACCATGTATCATAACTAGATACTACTGCGTTAGGTTTTACTTTAACTGCTTCTGATGAGTATAAATCATAATAATAGTTAGTTAAATATTCTTCTTTATTACCACCTTGAGCTATGTAAGGTTTAAGAGTATTTTGTATGCTTGTGCGTTGATTTAACATCTGCTCATATCTAGCTCTTTGTGGAGCTTGTGAAAAGTGTAAAGCATCAGCTTTTTGGTCAAGTAAAGATTTAACACCTTTAATACCTGCACCTATAAGACCTCCAACAAATTGAGTTTTAAGAGCTTCACGAGCCATACGCTTACCTCTTTTTTCTCCTCTTTCTTGAGCCTTATCAAACTGTTGTTGTGCAAATGTTATATCGCTTTCATAATCATATCTTGCCATTTTTACTGTCCTCTATTTAATAAACTTTCTTGTGGCTCTTGAGTCATAGGTTCTTCCATAACTTCTCCTGCTTGTTCAGGTCTAGATAATAAACCTTCTGGAACTTCAGCAGCTTCTATCTGTTGTGCAATTTCTGTAGGTATAGCACCTGAAGGTATGCTTCCTGCTTTTTCTAATTTAGCTCTTGCTAAGTCTGCAATATTCTTAGCTTTTTCTTCAAGTATAGATTCAGGAGCTTCATCATCTTCATCATCTTCATCATCTATTCTGTATTCAATATCTGCTTTTTCTGCTAATGCCATTAAAGTATATATTAATGGTTCAACTAACATCATCATTAAATCAGGATTCCATTTACCTTCTCTAAAACCTACATAAGTAATTTGCATAACTAAATCAACAATAGGTACACCGTCTCCTATAGCACCTACAATAGACATATAGGCTTCTTCTTCTAACAATTCACCTACAGTATAATCTAAAGCTTCTTTAAAGTTTGTAAACTCTGGAGGACTTTCAAATGGTCTAGGCTCATCTGGATTAGATGTTAATGATTGACCCGGTATAGGTTTTCCAGCTTTAGCAAAAGCTTCTACAGCTTCTGGATTATATTCTTCTTGTATCATTTTATGTTCCTAATTGAAAAGATTGAGATTGTGCAAATTGGTTCATGTAAGAATCGTATGCAGAAGTTCCTTCTCCTAATAAATTATTTATATAATTAGAGTTAGTATAATTACCACCCATCCAAGCATTACCCATTTTACTTAAAGAAAAATCTACTTCTTTAAAGACACCCGGATTAGTAGAAGCAACGTCATACATTTCTGGAACATTAATAACAGTTCTTTCATCAATGTAATCAGCAGTTGTATCTACACCACCAGCTTCTAAAGCTTTATTATAAATAATTTTATCAACACCTTGAGTTAAAGCTTTAGCAGGGTCGTATGCTTTGATTGTTTCTATTCCTTCTTGAACTTTACCAGTTGCAAACTCTGTTAATTTTTCACCTAATGTTAAATCTGGAGTTACTGTTTCTACAGCTTTTCCAGCTATATCTATTTTAGGCATTTCAATTTTAGAAGCGTCAAAGTCTAACAGATTAGGTTTTTTTACAGTAGGTGTTAAAGTTTCTGATATTGATATATCTAATTGATTTGATACATCTACATCTTTAGCTAATTTATTTATATCTAACATACCTGTAGAATCTGTTGCAGGTACAACAGTATCAAAATCTAATTTAACTTCTGGAGTTGTAGGAGCTACCGTTGGTTTAGTAACTGTTGTAGCATCAGGAAGTTTATATCCTTCTGTAGATAATAAAGACCTTTCGTTACCTTTTGCAAATATAGAAGTTCTTCCTTCACTTAAAGTAAAACCTTTTCCCTTTGCAAAGTTACCAACTCTATCAATAGCATTACCAATAGTATCAGAAATAGTTGTATAAACTTTACCAGCAAAAGTACCTGCCTTATGTACCATGTTTAAAGTATGTCCTAAAGCTTTAGCACCTATTCCAGATTTACTTAGTAAGTTTGCAGACCATTGTCCAACTGTTCCTAATGCCGAACCGGCAAAACTGGACAAAGCTCCCATAGCATATGGCATAAGAAACATCATTCCTATTTGACCTACTACTCCTAGTTTACCTATAGCTCCTACAATTTTTTTAAAAGTGTTTTTAACTCCCTTACCTATTTTCTTAACAGTTTTTTTAATTCCTTTCCAAAGTTTACTTAAAAATCCCATGTGTATGTTCTCCTATTTATTTCTATCCAAATATTCTATCTATAGTATTTGATGCATTAGTAAAATTAGTTGACCAGTTTTTTGCAGCATCTCCTTCAGAACTTGCAGCAGCTATCATAGCTTGTAATTTTCTATTAGCAGAATTTTCAGCAAACCTAAAATCATAGTCTGCTTGGTCTCTTAATTCTTGCCATAAAAAAGATAAAGCTGATGAAGTTAAACCAAAAGCATTCTGTGCGTTCTGTTGATTAACAGCATTCTGTGCTGCAGTGTTTGCCATGTTTGATTGTCTTCTCCAATTAACATTAGAATTAATTACTGCTTGTTCATTAGCAGCATTCCACTGTTGTCTATTATAATCTAACTGTGCATTAAATTGATTTACTTGATTCAATATAGCAGCATTTGATTTATTAACATCTGCAACTCTATTCGCATCTCTAGCATTTGCAGCATTTTCAGACTGAACATTAAACTGCTCCATATTATTTAATTGAGCTACGTTAAATTGACTCATTTGTGCATTAAGACTAGCCATAAACTGATTAGTTTGGTTTTCAGATGTTGCATTAAACTGAGCTGCAGCATTTTGAAAAGACTGATTGCTTAATAATCTTTGTTGATTTTGTTGAGCTTCTAAAATATTAGCTTGTTGTTGATTACTAAGATTAGCCATATCTACTTGTAAAAAAGCTTGTGCATTTTGTGCAGATAGTTTAGTTCTAGCATCTAAGTTCGCTAAATCCATTGAAGCTAAACTTGTAGCATCTTGCATAATAGCTTGTTGGTCAGCATTAAAATTACTAAGAGTAGCTGTTTGCATAAACTTACTATCAGCTAAAGCTTTCTGTTGGTCAAAACTAAATTGAGCCATGTCAAGATTCGCATTAATCTGAGCATTGGTCATTCCAGTTTGTTGCTCATTTGAAAGCTCTGCAAGTCCTAACTGCTGTGCTAACTGTGCATTTGTTTGAGCAACAGCCATACGCTTATTAAGATTTGCTAACTCTATCTGATTCTCTGCAGACATGCTTTCGCTATCTGCTTGGTTTTTAGCTGTTAAGTTTGCTAGTGCTATTTTTTCTTCAGCACCTAGTTTAGCCATTTCTGCTTTTTGTCTTAGTTCAGCATTTTGAGATAAAACAGAAGCAGTAGTTGCTAACTCTTGTAATCTAAATCTATTGGCTTCTGTAAAGTTTGCACTATCTGCAGCAGCTCTTTCTTGCAAGTTTGCAAGTTCCATTTGGTTCTCAGCAGACATATTTGCTAAGTCCATTTGTTGTGCTAAATTAACATTAGTCTTTTTAAAGTCTACAAGAACATTAAGATTTGCTAATCTCATTTGCTGTTCATTAGACATTGATTCTCTAGCAGCAGCGTTTAACTCTGATAGATTAGTTAATTCAACTCTAAGTCTAGCATCAAGATTAACTTTTTCCATGTCTTGTTCAAGCTCTGCTTGTCGCATAGTTCTATTAACTTTTGCTTGATACTCTGTTAATCTTCCTTGTTGTTCAGCAGACATGTTTTCTCTTGAAGCTGCATTAAGCTGTTCAAGATTTGCAAGGTCCATTTTAGCACCAACATCTAAATTAGCTAAAGCAGCTTGTTGTCTTTGTGAAGATTCTTGAGAAGCTCTTTGTTGAGCATTTTGAATGTTAGTCATTCTAACTTGTTGCTCTTGTTGAGCTGTAGTTAGAACTGCTTGTTGTTCAAACTCACCCTGCTTTAATACAACTTGTTGTGCCATTTGTGCAGTTTGTGAAGCTGCTGTTTGTTGGTTAGCAAGATTAGTCATTCTTTGTTGCATTACTTGACTAGCTTGTTGTAAGTTTGCTTGTTGTTCGTTACTTAAATTTTGAGTTGCTCTAGCTTGTAAAGCTGTAGCATTGCTTTGTGCAATTGGTAAAGCACTTTGAATAATAGCATTAAACAAAGCATCTCTTCCTACAGTAGAAGCATTTAAACCTCTTTGAGCCATCATTTGATTAACTGCATCTACAGCAGGTCTAGCCCATATAGGTGTTTTATTATCTTCAATACCTGCAAGTAAGTTTTCCATCTGTGTAGATACTAAAGCTTCTTTTGGAAGTGCTGCTACTGCAGCTATAACATTAACAGGTTCAGTATCTATTTTAGCTTCAACTGTTGCAGGGTCTTCTATAACTGCTGCTGTTACTTCTGGAGGTAGTTCACCAACGACAGCTAACATATCTGCTGCTGCAGTTGTACGAGCTGTTCCAGTTACTGCCTGTCTTGATGCAGCTTGAAAAGTTGGTATACCACCTATCTGAGCAGCATCACCTTTAGCAACTCCATCAGAAGTTATACCAGCTCTAGTAGCTGCATCTTCACTTGGAGCTGTTCCTAATTCTTGTGCTATTTTTGTATTAGCTTCTGCAACTTGTGCAGTTCTTTGTTTAGCTAATTCATATTGAGGTATATTATTTAAATCTACTCCCTCGCCTGTAACATTAGCTAGTACATCTGTTTTTTCTTTTTCAGATATAGTTTGTGCAATTCTTTTAGTAACTTCAGCTTCATCTACAGGAGCAACTTCAACTGCTTCTTTAGGAGCAATGTACGGAACTGTAGAAATAGGTCTAAGACTACCTTTAACTTCTGGTGTTAAAGCTTTTTCTATTTCTTGTCTAGCTATTTCAGCAGCTTGTGTTGGGTCACGTTCTGCAATTTCTTGAACTTTTGCTGTTATTCTATTTTTTAATTCTGGAGTAAACTTTTGTATAGCTGCTTGTACGTCTGCTGGTTGAGTTTTTACAATAGCACTAAAAGTAGCTGCTTCTATTTGTTTATCTACAACACCTTTAACAGCTTTTCCTGTTTCTACATCTTCTAAAGGTTGTTTTTTAATTGTAGCTGCTTCTATTTCTTTAGTAGGTTCAAACTCAACAGTTTTAGCCAGTGTTCCTGTTAAAGAAATGTCTTCAACTTCTGCAGTAGGAACATCTGGAATTTTTCCAGCAGCTATTTCTTCTGCAGTTCTACCTGTTTCAACAACTCTAGAACCTCTTTCAGATTCAAAAAGTTCTTTTTTTTCTTGCTCAGTTAATTCATCAACTATTGGTGGTGTATCATCTGGTGGTGGTGGCGGTGGTGGGTTATCTGGTGGGTCATCTGGTGGTGGGTTATCTGGTGGACCATCATCAGGAATATTTATAATAGCTTCACGTTCATAATCATACAAATCACTCTTTCCACCCGGAGCAAACCCTACTCTTCCACCTTTAGACATATCTACCCTGTTAGCAGTAACGTACTTTCCTTGATATTTTTTATTTCTTTTCTTTTGTTGTTTTTTTCTTGCCATAGTTATATACCTATTTTACTTGACTTCGAACAGTTTGTCAAGCTTTTCTCCGATTTTATCTATTCTATCCATGAGGATTCCCATATCATCTTTAACTTCGTTTTTGGTTACATAGTCTTTTGCAATCTCTTCACGAGTCTTGTTTAAAAGTATGTCTAATCTTTTGTTTTCTTGTGTATTACTTTTAATGCTATAAAGCACCGGAGCTAACACCAAAGTTATAAAGATGTTCCAAAATAAATAAGGTGTTAATTCCATAGTGTTTATCCGATTGTTTTAGTAACGGATGTTGGTGTGATAAGTAATGCGATTTGAGCATCTAGTCCAGCTTTTAAAGCTGTAACAGCATCACTACCCATAGCAGTTTCTACCCAGCCTTGAACGTCAGAGCTTGTTAAGTCTGCAAAAGCTGTAAAGCTTGACAAGTCTGAAGTATCTACAGATTGAGTTCCGTATGATGTAGCAGTCCAGTTGTTACCATCAGCATCCTGATTAGCGTCATCTTCTGCTGTTAATCTCCAATGCACGTTATAAACAACGTCTGCATTACTATCTAGTGTTGGGTAAGTATCAACTGTTGACACGTTCCAAGTATATCCTATTGCCATAATTATTCTCCTATTTGTTAAATTGCTGCAATTATAAATGCTAGTAATTCACTATAACGAACTCCTAGTCTTGTTTGTTCTACTCCATCATCATCAGTCCAAGTGTTACTAATAAACATAGCATAATCACCCGCATCTAATCCTTCAGCAGTAAAAGCATCTTGTAAATCTTGAGCTATAATTCCAAAGTGGATTCTAGCATTATCTCCTTTTGAAGCTACAGCAGACTTCCACTTGAACTTTCTTAATAGTCCTTTAGCTGCAACAGCTACTCTAGTTTCTGCATCTGTTAAGTCTTCTATGTCTTGTTTTTCGTTCCTGTCTGAAGTTTGTATTGTGCCGTTGGTTGCGTAGATGTCATCAAATCTTGCTACAGTAGTACCTAAATCTACAGTATCATCTGTTACTGTACCATCAACCGTAGTTATTGGTCGTATACTACCTGTGCCATCGTGAAATCTTAAACCAACAACACCTGTACCAATAGTTAAATCTCCACCCTTAGCACCAATAATTCCAACTGTTGAGCCGTCTTTTGCAAAATTAATAATACTTCCATCAGAAGTATCTCTATTAAATATTGCACTTGTAGTACCATCGGCAGATGCTTCAATTCTTCCTATTGGTCCACGAATAGAAACACCAGTTGATGTTGGGCTTTGTGCCGTAGCTATTGAAGTAGTACCCACCAACAAGTTGCCATCATGGTCTATTCTGACCGCCTCTGTTGTAGAACCATTATAAGTTCTGAATGCTAAATCAGTATGACCTGAAGCATTAACTCTTTCTGCAAATATTTGTGCTGATTTAGTAGCATCAGTTGATGTGGTTTTAAATGTTAAAGTAGTTTTACCATTTGTGCCTGTAGAGTTTTCTAAAGTAAGAAGTTCAACCTCACCTGCACCATCAGATTTAACATGGAGCTTACCCTCGTTTAGTGATGTAATTCCAATTCCAACATTGCCATCACTACCTTCAATTTTAACTTTTGTAGAACCACCTGATTGTAAATAAATATCAGGCGTTCCACTTTCACCAGCATCTAAAATTAAATCATTTGCACCACCAGCACGAATAGTACCACCAGCAGTCATAATTAAGTTTCCTGAAGAATCAATACGCATTCTTTCTGAACCTGCTGTACTAAAAATAACTGCATTACCTTGTGGTTGTATATTTATAGATGTTCTAAGATTACCAGCATCATTTACACCTAAATCTAAATTTCCACCTGAGCCTGAAACACCATAACCTCTAATAAAACCACCATAAGTTTCGCCAAGACTTCCACCACCTGACATATAAACATAAGAATTTTGTGAAGAATTATGTAAGTGTAATTTATAATCAGGACCAGTCGTTCCGATTCCAACATTGCCTGATGAGTCAATTCTCATGCGTTCTGTATTGCCAATAAAATGTCCAAAAGAATTATCAACATGATTAAATTTTATATATCCTGCATAAGAACCACCACCTGAAGTAGCATCTGCAAAATTCAAACCACCATAACTATCTGAGCCTGAATAAATAGTAATACCTTCAGCACCACTTCCTGAACCAACAACTAAATTTCCTAATCCACTTGCATTATTTATTGCTGTTGCTTGTGTATTGTTAATTCCAACGTTGCCTGAAGAATCAACGCGTAGTCTTTCTGTTGGTGTACCAGCTAAAGTTGTTGAAAAAGCTAAAGCACCATCTGTTCCTGAATCTTCTCTTATACCTTTAATATGTGCAGCAGAAGCAGCATCATCACCTTCTGTACCAGAAGATGTCTCAAAAGTTAAGACAGCAGCAGAACCATTTGTACCATTAGAGTTTCTTAATATTAATGCATCAAAATCTGTAGACGAACTTCCAGCTACTACTAATTTGTGTGCAGGACTACTCGTTCCAATTCCAACGTTGCCATTATCTATTATACTTAATGCATCAGTTGTATCTTCTGTATCAAAACCAAGTGTCCATGCTCCTGAACCAAAATAAGATTTTATTCTACCTTTTAAGCTGTTGTTTTGTGTAAATACTAAAGCACCACCATTTCCACTTGAATCTATGTTATCGATGTTAATTAGATTAGTTAATGATGCTGTATCTGTTTGAACGTGTAATTTATTTGAAGGACTAGTCGTTCCAATTCCAACATTGCCTGAAGAATCAATTCTGAGTCTTTCTGAGCCACCAGCTAAAATACGAACATTTTGTGATGCTGGAGCAAACAAAGATACACCATTAGAACCATACATAAATGTTTCGTTAGCATTAAGTGCATCAACAGTCCAACCACTTGAAACAGTACCAACAACAGATGAACCAGTATCAGATGCAAAAGATATACTAGCTCTTGCCGAAGCACCTGCATTAGAGTTTGTAAATGTGGTTAATGCTGTGGCAGCATTAGAGCTTTGAGTAAAAGAACCTGTACCATCAACAGTCAAACCATCAAAGGTTGGAGTTCCTGCAACGTTTAAACCTGTAAGCGTGCCAACACTTGTAATATTAGGTTGAGCTGCTGTAGCTAGTGTTCCTGTTATAGCTCCTGAAACATTAAGTGTAGAAGCCATATCTACAGCTCCGTCTATATCTACTACATCTAGGTTAGTAGTTCCGTCTACGTCTATATCTCCTGAAATGTCTAGTGAAGCTACTACAGCAGTACCTGTAAGTGTAGGAGCAGTTAGTGATTTGTTTGTTAAAGTTTGTGAGCCTGTAAGTGTAGCAACTGTACTATCAATTGCTAAAGTAACTGCATTACCTGTTGCAGAACTATCAAGACCTGTACCACCTGATACAGTTAATGTTTCACTATCTAAGTCTATAGCTATCGTGCCACTATCAGTAGTGATGTCTAAGTCTTCTGCAGTAATTTGTGTATCTACATAAGCTTTAATAGATTGTTGAGATGCTATACCTGTAGCACTGTTTGAAGACATGTCATCTTCATCAAGGAAAGCTTTACCATCTAAAAGATTTAATTCGGCTGCAGTGCTTGTAACACCGTCAAGGATATTAAGTTCTGCAACTGTTGAAGTAATACCATCAAGAGCATTTATCTCTGCTGCTGTAGCTGTAACCCCATCAAGAATATTTAACTCTGCAGCAGTACTTGTAACTGTTGTACCATTTATAGATAGTGCATCAGTTTCTAAAGTACCATCAATATCTGCATTACCTGAAATGTCTAGTGTAGCTGCATCTAATTCACCGGTAATAGTAATGTTTCTACCACCTGTAATGTCTTTGTTAGCATCTGTGATAATTGCTTTACTTGCTATAACAGTTCCGTTAGTTATACCATCTATAAGATTAATGTCTGCTGCACTAGCTGTAACACCGTCTAAGATGTTTAATTCTGCAGTTGTACTAGTTACTCCATCTAATATATTTAATTCAGCAGCAGTGCTTGTAACTCCATCTAAGATGTTTAGTTCTGCAGTTGTAGAAGTTACACCATCTAACAAGTTAATTTCTGCTGTAGTACTTGTAACTCCATCAAGGATATTAAGTTCATCTGTAGTGACTGTAGCACCATCTAGTATTTCTAATTCTGCTTCAGAGATATCAGCACTACCAATTACAAAGCTTGTACCAGTAATAGCTGTACCTGTAATTGTTGTACCTGTAATAGCTGCAGCACTTGAACCACCAATAACAGCACCATCAATAGTACCACCGTTAATGTCTGCTGTATCAGCTACAAGGCTATCAATGTTTGCAGTACCATCTATGTAAAGGTTTCTCCACTCTTGTGAAGAACTACCTAAGTCATAACTGTCATCATCGTCTGGGATAATGTTAGAGTCTACATCAGCACCGAATACAACATTGTCAGTAGCTGCATCACCCATAGTGATTGTACCACCGTTAAAAGTTGTAGTACCTGTGACTGTTAGATTACCACCTACTGCAACATTACCAGTTGTAGTAATTGAATCTATATAAGCATCTTTAAAGTATAATGAACTTGTACCTAAATCTACATCACTATCTGTAACAGGTAGTAATGCACCATCTTGTAATCTAATTTGTTCTACTGTATTAGTAGATACTTGTACATAAAATCCCCATCTATTATTGGTACTATCTACAACAATCTTATTAAGAAAATCTAAATCTCCTATTTGTGGAATGTTACCGCCTTCTCCTGCACTGCCATCATGTCTGTGTCCAGTTGTAGCTGCATTTGTAGCACTATAGCTAAATGCATTTACTAATTGATTATACTCGTTATTAAAAAGTGCTGCAGTAATAGTATCTCCATCTGCAAAAGAACTTTGTCGTGTATATGTCTGTCCCATTTTATATTTCTCCTATTGCCTTCCTGCAGGTCTATAATTTATGTAAATACCGTTTATAGTATAAGGTGCTCTTGTATCTGAACTAAAAATTCTAAAAAAATTACTGTGTCCACTTCCAGTTAAAGCTTGTCTAACTAATGGTTGTTCAGAAGCTCCAAAAGCTTGTAAGTTAAATTTAGCGGTTCCAAAAAGAGCAGGTTCTGGTACTGCAGTTAATTCAATATCTGGTGGTTGTGGTGTTTCGTTACTATCGTAATCAAATCTAATTCTTAAAGTAGGTTGTGCTAATGCTTCAGGTCTTATAGATAATTTTATATAGTCTAAAGTTTTTAAAGTTCCTAAGTCTCCATAATCATAATCAGGAGATTGATACTCAGCACTTATTGCTGTTTCTACACCTTCTGAATTAAAAGTATTACCTACGTTATGATTATAAATATAACCGTTTCTATCTCCGTGATAAAACTTTTCTTCTCCATCGTAAGCAAATCCTGATGTTATTGCAGGTGCTTGTATTCCTAAAGTTTCTGACCATTCAAATCCATTTGGTTTTAATACACCTATTAAGCCTTTTGAAGTTGATGTAGAATCTGAAGTGTTACTATAAAACATTCTATATTGAGACTTGTTTCTAATAACAACACTACTAAATTCATATATTGCTCCACCTTGAACAATATCATTTATTATTGGTTGAATGTTTTGACTAATAGTTCCTAATTCAACGTCTCCAATTCTTGCTGTACCGGCTACTGTTCTAAATCCATCAGGTGCTAAAAATATTAAGTCACCTGCTATCTCTTGTATTGTTTGTCCATCTATACACCCTACGTTTTTTGTAATAGGTGTAACTTGTATAGTAGAACTATTATTTATGTTTTCTAGTTTAAATAATGAGTTTCTACAAAAAATAAATAATTCTTTACGAAAACTTTTTAATCCTACAATTTTATCTTCTAGGGTAATACTTCCTGCTCCAGTACCACTAAAGTTATCTATGTCTCCTGTATGACTGTAATAAATAGTTTGAGGTTCTGTAGGATTTCCAGCTACTACTAAATGGTTATCGTGTACTGTACAAAATTTAGCTGTTTTAGTATGGTCAAAAGTTATTTGTTTAGCAAAAAAAGTTCTTGTACTTAATCCACCTGTTCCTGTCATATAAAATAAAAATGGTTTGTTTGCACCACTTTTATCAGTTATAACTAATTCACCATAATCTGTAAGTCCTTCATATATTGTAAACTCACATTGTTCTACTGTTGTTAAAGTTAATTCACTACGTCCATTAAAAGTAGCGTAGTTATCTCCGGAAGCATCTACACTATCTTTATTTATTTGCAACCAGCTTGTTCCATCTACACTAAAATAAACATTGTTACCTACAACTGCAACAACTCCGTCAGCATAAATAGCTAATCCTCTAACTGGATTATTACTATTTGGTCTTACTGAACTTCCAGCACCAAACAGAGTATATCCATTAATTCTTCTGTATCCACCTTCTATAGAGACTTCAAAGTTTCTTAACTTTGTAGCTACTCCGGGTGTCTGTAGTAAAGCTAACGAGTTTGTAGACTTATCTAATCCACCTGCTAACGATACTGAAAAGGGTTGTCCTGATGCCATTTAGAAGTATGTCCTATCATCTGTCATATACTTAGGAGCTGGATTTATTAAATTACTTTTCATATGTCTTACAGCTTTTTTATAATCGTCTAAAGCAAATGCAGATTGTTGTAAATTATTTTTAAATTGATGTACATAGTATCTAGCTTTTGCAGTTATAACATTGCTATATTGGTCTGGCATAACAATAGTATCATCATAGTTAGATAACCTTGTAGGTTTTTCAAAAGCATAAAAATGTACGTTATAAACTTTATCAGGTATTGGACTTAATCCAAACTTTCTGTGGTCTGGAGATTTTATAACAAACTGTGGTTCTCCATGGTTTTGAGTATCTGCATCATCTGCATTCTCATTGTCTCTATAATATCTTTTCCAATCTGCAAGAGTAAGAAACTTTAATCCTTTAGAGACATAAGGAGTTGTTTCTCCACTTACGTTAATAGTGGTCAAATAAAAATCATCCCAATCTATTGATGCATAGTCTGTAGTAATACTAGAACTACCATCTTTTAAAGTGTACCATCTTGTTCCTGCAACTGTAGCAACTGAAACATTTCCATAGAAAGGGTCAGTAGCTCCGCTTGTACCTGCAGCAAAGAAAGGTAATTGTGGTTCTTCGTTAGCTATATCAAATGTAGCTTTATTAATAGCGTCTTTTACAAATGCTTGTATTCCTATTGCAGCATCAAAATTAGCAGAAGTTAAAATAACTTCGTTGAGTTCTCTTAGTACTTCGTTAGTTATGTCAAGATATGTTGTAGCCATTATTTTTTATGAACCTTTTGAATTGGAAAGTTTGCTTCTAAACTTGCACCTTTATGTTTTACAAACTTACCTGTGTGTTTCATTAATTTAAACGTACCATTTTTTTGTTTCATCCAATGGTGTCCTTTTGGTGCTTTAACTTTCATAATTATTTAGGCATACACTTTGGCATTTCACCAGATTTATATTCAGGTTGTGTTCCAGCTTTTCCACCTTTATTATACATAACTCTTCCACCACCCATCATTTTCTTTTTAGCCATACCACCATACATCATTTTCTTTTTCTTATCTTTATCGTACATATTTTATCTCCTTTAATTTAAAAAGTGGAGGGTCAATTAAGACCCCCCAAGTTTTGACAATTAGTCAATTACATAGAATGCACTACATAAAGCGTCATCTCTAAGTACTTTCGCACCATAGACATGTAAGCCTCTTACTATATCACCAAATGATGATGGGTCTCTCAACACTTCAGTTGAAAGAATAGTATTAGCAGTAGCAGTTGATGAAATGTGACCAGCCATACATTTACCAGTAGCGTTAGATGTAGCAGCAACATTATTAGATTTGTACATGTCAAATCCTCTTAGTTTACCACTTGATACTAAGCCATTTCTGATAGAGCCTTGTCCAGCGTTAAAGTCAACAGACATTAACTTAGAGTCAGCTTTAGCTAATTCTTCATAGAATGAAGGAGGAGCTACGAACCATCTACCTTCTTCAGGTACACTTTGTTCGTCTAATAGTTTAGCAAATCTTGCCATAAGGTCAATTGCATCTACACCAGTTCCGTCTGAACCTAATAGGTCTACAGAGTTAGTAGCGTGTGATAAAGTAGCATCAGCAGTTGCACTGTCTGAACCAATAATATGGTCAGGAGATGAAGCTGAACATCCAGTAAACATAGTTTCTAGAACAGCAGCATCATATGCATCTTTTAAAGCGTATGCAGCAGAACTTGATGCAACTTCTTTAAAGTTTACGTGTGACATATTACTTTCAATATCATCTACAATGAACTTAAATGCTTTAGCACTATCAACAACTAGAGAAATTTCTGAGTCAGTTAATAATGTGTTACTAGTATCTTGTCCTCTTAGATAATCGCTTACAGCAATTGTCGGTTCTTTTATAATTTTAACAGAGTCTCCGTATGCTGAAATTTCTCCTGCATAGTCAGTGTTAGTAATAGCTTCTACTACCGATGCCTTTCTGAAAAAGTTAAGAACTTTCTTAGAGTAAACGGAAGGTAGGAAGAAACCATTAGTTTGACCGGAAACGCTTCTGTCAAAGTTTGATAATCCGGGGCTAGACCCTTCTTCAAAAAATTGTGCCATTTTGGTTTTCCTTTTTTATTTAATAGTTATTTTACGATTCTGCCTTCTTGCATTGCATCTGATATCTCTTTTTCAAATTTATCAAATTCAGCAACACTCATTGCAGCAATCTCCTTTTCAGACCAAACCTTTTGTTGATTAGGTTCTATACTTTTTGTTTTAGTAGAAACCATATCAGCAGCAGATTTTCTAGTCTGTTTAGAAGATGACTTAGTCTTAGTAGGTTCAATTCCAAAATCCTTTTTAAACAAATCTAATGCACGTGAAGCTAGGTCAGCATCGTCAGCGTTTGAGTATATCCAGTCTTGGATAGACTTAGGCTGTTCTTTTGCCCAACCATGAAAGTCATCACTATTTCTGATATCTTCAAAATCAGGATGTCTTTCCATTAATCTTTTCTCTGCACTCTGTCGTACTAACTGATTCTCACGTTCTTGGAGTTTACTAAGGCGTTCTTCTAGAACTTTTGCTTTAGTCTCCGATTGCATATGAGCAACGGTTTCTACGACTTCGTAAACATCAGGATAGTTATTTTTAAACTCTTCTAGTTCTTCTGGAGATTTAGGAGCTTTGTATTCGGTTCTATTACTAGTAGCCTCTTCAATTAACTCTTGTTCTCTAGATTTAAACTCGTTAAGCTTACTATCGTAATGCTTTTTTAAATCATCATATCTTTTTTTATAATCTGGTTTCTTATAAGGAGTATCCAGATTTTCTGTTTTAACATTATCTGTAGATGTAACTTCAGTAATGTCATCACTATCAAAGAGTTTATTCTTTTCAGAAGGCTCTTCAAAATATAATTGATTAGCAGGGGTAAAAGGTTTATCTTCTACGTGGTAATCTTTCTTTGCGTTATAAGGATTCGCTTGTTCTTCCTGTTGGACTGTATTAGTCATTTTCTATTCTCCTACTCAGGGCTTGTTTCACAAGGTAGCTCTATGTCGACTAGAGGGCTTGTTTGTAAAGGTAGCCTTTCGGTTATTAATATGATAAAGGGCTGATTAATTAATTCAGGTAGCTTTATCGTTTATTTGAAACGAGGATTAACAGACAACATGCTTTTCTTTACCTCTTCTTCAGCAATTTCTGCGTCTAAAGGTCTTCCATATTGGTCAACCTCAGAGTTTTCAGTAGACATTATGCCTCCAATTCTCATTCCTTGTCTTTCATCTGCTTTAGCTTCAGCATCTTTCATCATAGACATTAAAGCGTCTTCTCCGATTTCTTCTACAGCTTTTGCAGTAAAGACAAATTCTCCATCAGATAACCTTGCGGGTATACTGTCAGAGACTCCTGAACCCGGACCATTAACAGGACCAGACCCAGCAAATTCTTGAGCAACATCTATTATCTTATCAAATAACATAGATAGTTCCTCATCTTGTTCTAGTTTGGAAGTTAGCATATCTTCTTCTTCTTCGCTTAATGCTTCTTCCATTATAAATCTTGTGTAGTTATCTTCCATGTCATCATCAGATTCCATTTCAGATTCCATTGGTGGTGTCATAACCATTAACATTTGGTCATCTATTTCTCCACCTTCTTCGTAACCCATACGTTCAACAACTTCTGGTGCTTCTTTTCTAAGAGCTTCTATACCCGGACCACCATCTTTCATTCCGTATCTGTCTTGGTCTAACATTCCTTTTCTTTTCATTATTTATCCTTTGCTTTTCCTATGTTTAAAGCAAACCAATCAATGATTTTGTAAGCTTTACCAATTAAGTTATCATCAACTGGTGTAGGTGTTAAAGCAGCTAACATTGAACAGATTGAAACTATCCAAGGAACTACTCCTATTATTTTTAAAATTGTATCTAATAAATCTAACATATTACTCTCCCTCTTTTCTGTTAATTGCTTCTCTAACCTGCTTGTCCAGTTGCTCCAACCGTACCAGAGAACTCACTCTCCCCTGCAACCGGTACATTTCCTGTTCCGATGTTGCCACCGCCAGTGCCTGTAGCTCCAAGTTCTTGAGGTTGTTGAGGTACTCCTTGAGGTCCTCCCATTGGGGGCTGTTGACCACCGGGTTGAGCTTCCTCGCCATTTGTTTGTCCAGCATTCTGCATTCCTATTATTTGTGCCATTATCGCAGCTTCTTCAGGGTCATTGAGTATTTCATCAGGGTCTAAGTCTAAGCTGTAGGCAAGTTCACTAACGAGTTTAGAAATCTTAACAAACGGAGCAATAGCAGGACTTTGTGCAGTTTGTAAGAACATTGTCAATCTTTGAGAACGTACTTCTTTCTGCATCAAGCTATTTGTTCCAGTAGCTTTAACTTCTAAATCACCTTTAACATCCAACTCATCTTCTAGGAATTGCATGTTCCACTGGAAGTAAGACTCCCCTAGTGGCTTTAATAAAAAGTCATCAAGGTTTTTGATAACTGTTTTAATATTTAAACTTGATGCTCCAAGCAACATAGACATACCAGACGCAGTCCTTGTCATACTTTGAACACCTGTTTGACCGTGTGAATAACTAGGTATACCTGTTTGTTCATCTGCAAGTTGTCTAAACTTATCAAACATCATTAAGTTTTCTTGTGATGTATTAGGAAACTTTAAACCGTGTATAGCTTGTCCCGGCATTCCAGCTTGTCTTCTAAAGACTTTACCCGGATATATCTCCATTGATTGTCCACCAACTAAAGCAGACTCATCTACATCAAATACAAGAGAACCAGACATTGCTAAGTTATCTATAGCCATTCTTGCATGACCATTCATAATCTGTTGACTATCATCCATATTCTCTGCTACACCAATACCAAAGAAGTTATATGGATTTCTTTCGTATGGAAAAGCGTTATATGGTATTCTGTATGGAGTGAACGGATTTAGTACAGCCCTTAACAAGTAAGTACCACATGTCCATATGTTTACTTGTACTTCATCTAAGTCATCAACAGTGTCGGGTAAGTCGATTCCTACTTCTCTTGCGTACTCTGCATCCATCATTCCCCAGTATTCTAATACTTCAAAACTGCTACTTATGTCTTCATCACTTCTAGCATCGTCTTTTAACTGGCTTTCAAAATCTTTCTCTACGTAGTTAGCACCCATCTGTATTGCACTACGTATTGCATCTTCATCAAAGTAAGGCATATTTCTTAACTGCCTTAATTGACTTCTGTTCATTTTATGTCTGTGAATAATAAATTCACATTCTTCCATGTTAGTAGCGTTAGGGTCAGGATAAAAATCCCAACAACTTACAAACTCTATTCTAGGTACTCTAACTTCTAAAGGGTTATAAGTTCTGTTACCTTCTTCATCTGTGTCCCACTTGTGAAGTTTCTTATTATAGTTAAATGGTCCTTTTACAATCCCTGTACCAAGCAGAGCAGATTCTAAAAGAGCATTTCTTAATTCTGAGTTTCCATTTGATTCTTCAATCTGGTCATGAATAAGTTTTTCCATTCTTCTTGCAGCTTTTTGTGCAGGAGATACTTCTATTGCCTGTGGGTCAGGACTTGTACCATCTTTAAGAATACCAGCTTCTTCAGCTTGGTCTTCAAGACTATCTTCAAAGATACCGTTATAGAAAGTTGCACCGGGTTTTAAAGTTCTACCATCACCTTCGTAACCAACATCATAAGGACTATCTATTCTGTTTCCAATATCATCTGGTATTTCAGCTTCTGATGTTTCTAAACCGGGTGTAGGACTAGCTGTATCAAGATGTGCAAAGTTTGTTTCACCTTCTGCTATTTTAGTTTCAGATATTCCTATTGGAAACTTACCTGTACCAAATATAACATCAACAAGTTGTCCAAAAGCTGCAAGTACTTTAGTCTTAGTAACTTTTACAAAGACTCTAGACTTTTCAGATTCTCTAAACTTAACACTTTTAGCATAAAGACCTCTATAGTTCTCATATGCTTTTAACCAACGAGTCTCATCAGTTTGTCTAGCGTCTTCAGCTTGAGCATAACGTCCTTTGATAATACCAATAAGATTTCTTTGTTGGTCTTCTTCTAAAGTTAATTGAACTCCAGACTCTCCTTCAACTTCTTCGTAAATACTATCAGCGTTTAAAAATGTATTTCTGTCTTCTGCCATGTACTTTTAATATCCAAATGTTGAATCAACTGGTCTATACATTTCACGTTTTAAACCTCTTATACGTTCTAACGGGCTTTCCATTCTTGGTCTACTCATTATCATATAACGTAATGCATCATATGCGTGGTCTGAAGCTTTCGTATCTACGTCTTCAGGGTTAGTTTTAGATAATGGTATAGACTGTAATTCTCTTATTAAGTTAGGACATGTATTAAATATCTGTAACTTAGGTCTACCATTCTCTCTAACCTTTAAGTACTCGTGTACTTGTATCTTACCTTGTATTCTATTTTTATCAGCTCGTCTTAACTTATGACCAGCCTTAACTAAACTTTCTCCTACAGTTGGACCAGTCGTTCCTGTTCTTGCCCAAGCTGCAGTATCTAAAACCCCATTCACAGAAAAAGGGTCTTCTGTCTCCATATCTGTTATTATAGCACCTAATTCTTCTCCTGTCAAGCCTTTTTTGTATAATTCTCTATAAATTATTAAAGTATTGTCATTTATGTCCATTATTCCCCACAAACAACAGGACTCTGCAGCATATCCGTAGTCAACTGCTTTGACTCTTTCCCAGTGTACAGGCAGTTCAAATGGTGTAATAATATGTTTATCAGGACTAAATTCTACAAATGCAGCTCCTTCAGCTACATCCCAGTTACCTTCAAGTAGTTGTCTACGTTGTATAGGTGGTAGTGATTTAAGCATCTGCTCATAGATACCGTCTTCTGCAAGGTATGGGTTATCAGCTAACTTAGCAGGAATAAACTTACGTGTTAATCCATCTTTACCTAAGAATGATTTGTTTGATTCGTTTGGTTCTATATATCTTTTCTTTACCCAATTAGAACCAACACCACCGGGGTTAGCAGTACAGCGTAAGTATGTTTGTATTTCTTTGTCTGTTGTTCTAAGACGTGAAGCAAGATAGTTCCAACTAAACTCTGTAGGTAGGTGGGTTATTTCATCAAAACCTATCCAGCTATATGCTTGTCCTTGATATCTGTATACGTCTGCATCTCGTTCCAAAAATCCAAACTCAACCTTTGCACCGCTTGGAAAGTTCCAAAGCTTTTCTACTTCTCTGAACTTAGCACCGGGAAATGCTTGTGGATATAGTTCACGAGACTTATCAATCATCTCTCTTAGTTCTGGCATAGACCTTCTAAGTATTAATGCTCTGTGTGCAGCTCTATGTGCGTATCTTAGTGGGTCAACAATCATGGCATATGATTTACCACCACCAGCAGCTCCACCGTATAACACATCTTTCTCACCAGCAGCAAGGAAGTCTGTTTGTGGACCTTCGTTAGCGTGGAAGAATACATGATGATTATCAAGTACTTCTTTTACAGCTTTAGGTAATGTATCTAAATCACTTTCTGTAACAACACCTTCTTTAGTATTGTCCAGCTTTTCAAGTGTTGTTTTTTGTTTCTTAAATGATTTCTTAGCGTTGTTTAGCTTTTCTTCAAGTTTTCTAATGTTCTTTTGTTTACGAGTAATAGTCCTACGTGCTGCATCTTGTGCATCTTTAGGAGGTCTACCACCTTTCTTACGAGGCGTACCATCTTTGTTCTTTACAAAATTACCGTCTTTATCTTGCAAGTAAAGATGAGGGTTCAGTTCCCAATCTTTCGCTTCGTAATCCATATTTTTTATCTATGTGTTTTTTAAGTCCCGGAGCAGACATACGTCTGTCTGTTTTATATTCTAACCAATCACATGCAGCTTGAAGTGATATCTCTTCGTTGACTACCATGTTTTCTGCAATCTGCAAAGCTTCTAATTCTGTTTCAATAGGTTTTAAAAAAGAACTAGACTCATCATCCATCTCATATCCAAAAGGTATAGTTGATGTAGCTCTTCTTATGTATCCTTCTTTCATTTTACTTTTCTATAAGCTCTTGTTTTTCTTGCAGTTTTCTTTGGTTGCTTACTGTGTTGCTTTCCTTTTTTGGTGTCTTCTCGTTTTTTTCTAGTTGATTCTGCGTATTCTTTAGAAGATAGTGCCTTAATAGCCTTCTCTGGGAGATACCTTTCCCCAGTCTCTGACGATTTCTTACCACTCTTGGTACGCCATTTTTGCTTTGTCCAAGCTCTAAGACTTCTTTGACTTTCTTTTAGTGACATTCTTTTTCTCTGGTGTTAAACATTTTTTAAATAGTTTAGCATATATTTTGTTTAGTTCGTTCATCATCTTAATCATAAATTCTTTAATCCTTTTCATATTACTTATAGCCTCCCCCTTTGGCTTTGTATTCTTTTGCAAGGAGCTGGGCTTTTCGAGCAGACCATTGTCCGGCTTTACCACCTTTAGTACCGGCTTTAATCTTCTCGAAAAGTCTCTTACGCATAGTCGGTTTTGTATAATTACCGGCTTTATTCACGGTTGATTTAGCTTTCTTTTTTGTTGGCATCTTTACCTCCTTTATTAAAAATTAAATCCCAGTTGTCTCTATACTGTTTAGAATGTATATTAACTCTAGGTGCAGAACCTTTACCACCGTCTGAAGGTTTGTAAAGTCTACCCTTATTCTTTTTACTAGACATAAGGACAGGTTTCTCGTTGCTACCTAGTTGTGGCATTTTATTCTACCACTTAACCTTATCAGCCCAGTAGGCTGCAGACATTTTGCCTTTGGCAATGTTCTTACCGTGTCTCGCTTTAAAAGACTTTCTCTTTGCTTTCATTCTGGCTGATTCACCTGCTTTAGGTTTCCCTGCAGTCTTTGCACCTTGTTCACCAAACCTAATCATTTTAATAGTATCTCCTTCTTTTGCAAGAACTACGTGTGATTTAGTTGGATGTTTTGGAGTACGTTTAGGTTTGTTATAACCTGAAAAAGTTTCTCCTCTGTATGTAATGCTCATTAGTGTACCGCCTTAGTCCTAGTGGACTACTCTTTCTTTTATTTTTACTTCGTGTTCTAGCTCTTGTATTTCTCCAAGAACTAATAACCCATATTGGATAGCTATTCTATTTGCTTCGGCTACTGTTTCTGCTTTGATATATGGACCTATTGCAGCTCCATCTTCATTAACGTGTTCAGTTATCCAAAGCTTAGTCATTATTGACTACCTCATAGTTAGCGTCCTCTGCTTCTATATCAATCGTATGTTTCTCTGGTAGTATAAAGATACCACCACTAACATTATGATTAACATCTAGCTTATCCGTCTTAACAACACCAGCCCTATCTAGTATCGTCTGTGCAGCTTGTAGCTTGTTGTTAGCTTGAGGAACAGGCTTATCAGATTTCATAACCTCTATAAGCTTGAATGCTGCAGTAGGGGCTTCCCTTGCAAGTACGTCACTGGCTAAATCAACTACTTCGTTTTTAAGTGCTTTTAATATTTGATAGTGATTGCCTGAATACCCTGCAAGTTCGGCTGACTTTTTGAAATCCCCACCAGTATCTACTAAGTGATTCAAGAATGCTTCTTGTTTCTCAGTAAGATTACGTTTCTTTTCTGGTAGGTAGCTCATGGTATTATTATATACTATCTTTACAAGTTTGTCAAGTACTTTACACATTTTTAAAGTATTTGCAAAAAAGACTTGACAAAATTGAAAAGTAAGTGTATAATAAAGTTGAAAACGTCCCCCGGTTTAAATACATAATATAGGCAACCCAAGCCCCACCTAAACCTAACAAATATTTATCAAATATTCTTTATAATCCCCATAGCTTGTTATAAAATATTTAACAAGAACTATGGGTTTTTTTATGTATAAAAGCTTATGAAGTTTTAGAAGTTTTAAAGCTTTATAAAGCCCAACTGGTTTATATCGATATTGGTTAGAAATGTATAAGATTTATATATATACCACCCCACCCCCCCTGTAGCTCCTGCCCCCCCTACTTTAAAAGCGTGTCAAGACTTATCCACAGGATATCAACAACTTGTAAAGTTTTTAAAGTGCCTGTGGATAACTTGTGTATAACTTTTAAAGTCTTTTAAAGTGTCAAACGTCCCCTTTTAAAGTCTTTTAAAACTTTTAAAGTTGTGAACATTTGTCTAGTTTATGAATCAAGAGATAAACATTTTAAAAGTAATAGTTATTTTTAAATTACTTTGAAAGACTTTTAAAGCTTCATACACTTTTCAAGCTTTAATTACTTTTGTCACAAAACTTGACAAATTTAAAAAAGTCTGAAGCTGAGATTTAGTCTCATCAAATATCATTGAACAATTTTTCCCCACTACCACCTCTGAAACGTGCATTCTTACAGCATTTAAAAAAGTGTTGCGTTTTGTGTTCCTGGTGTGCTTATAATAGGGCATGAAAACGAAAACAAGCACTTATCAAGATGTCAAGTACACTTTACAGTGCATAACAAAAGGAAATATTATTATGAAAACATTTAAACACACACCAATAACAAATGATGAAACAGATTATTTTGCATTGTCTTTAATAGATAGAGGGTTAGCAAATACAAGGGCATTAAAAATAGCTGAAGGATTAAGGGCTAATGATTGGGACAAGGTAGCTAGTGCAATCTGTAATTGTGACTGTTCTAACTTTAAAAGACTTTACAAGATAGAAGAACGTTTAATGTACTTAGCTAGTGAGAAAGGTAATGCAAAAGTAATACTAGATAGAATCAACGAAATAGAGGGGGCTAAATAATGACTTATAAAATAAACGATAAAATAGACTACTTCTTTAAAGGTGACGAGGATAACGAGCCTTGCGAAGATGTAATGATAGTTAAAGCATTAAAAGACTTAGACAATGACGAAGTCTTTAAGCTTAAACCAACAGCTAACAATAATAATGTGTTAGTAAAGGGAGACTATGACAGAAGCACGGGCAAGTATTGGGCTACTAAGTGGCACGATATGAATAACGAAACTTTAAAAGATGGCAATACTTTAGTATTTACCGGCTTTATATTTTAGAAACAACATTTACAAAGGAGTAAATAAAATTATGAAACTACATCACACAGAATATAAAAAGAACTACAAAACATATATATTAGAATGTATATCAAATGAATATGATTTAATTAATAAAGATTTATCAGATGATGAAAAGATAAATTATATATTTGATAGATTTTATAATGAGTATGGCTTTCAAATTGATAGGGTAGGTAAACAAAAAGCCATGTCTGATTGGCTAAGTGGTTTAGCTATTAATATACCTTACACATACAACGATATAATAGAACTAGCTGTTAGTATGGGTTCAATAGATGAAAACCCTAGCGAAGCCTTACAAGATAGAGTGTGCGAAAATTATTGGTCATTCATGGCTAATGTTATTCTTTCTTTTGAAATTAACGAGGTGGCATAACATGGAATATAAAATAATTGATTGGGCATATAACAGAATGTTCCCTAATAAAACTTTTAAAACTTTTGACGATGGCATAGCCTTTCTACATGAAAGGTTTAATCAAGAGGAGATAGAGGATATATTAGTTGTTGATATAGATACAAGATGTTATCTAAATGGCTATTGGTCTACTATGAACTAATACTCCGTAAAAACTTCAAAAGTTTTACCCCCTTTATTGGGGGTTTTTTTTGTCTGTAATTTAGTGTTATGTTAGTGAGTACTAACTATCATAAGCATTATTTATATCTATAATGTATTATAAATTCTAGTGATAGTAGTAGATTCTAAGCCTCTCTAAGCTCTTGATTGGTTGGTTGATAGTGAGACCTTAACCACCATGAGAAAATACAATAGAGAGCATTTAAGATGCTGTATATTCATACAGTAAAATACTTTAAAAACTTTTAAAACTTTTAAAATTTCTATTGACTTTGAAATCAAGATGTAGTAATTAAAAATTCATTACACTATTTTAAAAGACTTTGCAAGAAATAAAGTATATAAAATTTATATACGATTGGTTGCAATCTGTATTGATTTTATGTAATTATAGATTTGTAAATTTAATTAGTCGGAGGGCTACAAGATATGAAAGAAGAAACAAATAAACTAACGAACTTTGTAATCTTTAAAGACAATAAAAGATTAGAAATGATAAAAGATATTTATATTAATGGTAATGCTTTTTCAAAGATGAATGTTGAACAAAGAGAAAAAGAAAAGAACAAGCACAAGATACACAAAGACAATTATGTGAGTGTGAATGTATTATCAGAACATATGTTTATAAGGGAGGGTAAATAGATAATGTTAGAGTATGTAAAAGAAACTAGACAAGCTGTAAGAAAAACCTTTAAAGATTTAGAATCTAAAGGTTGGTATACAGGAACGCCAAGTAAAGAGGGCATATGGTGTTGTGGTAGTTGTTCATGGGGTAATGTCCCTGAAGATAAAGACAACGCTGTATTTTACCATGAGCAAGGAGAAGATACCTATAAGATATGGGGAATGGTTCACTTGTATCATAAAGGTAATACTTCAGAACTTGTAGAGACTTTAAACGATAATGGAGTTATTACTCAATGGAATGGTAGGAGTGATAGAGCTGTTAAAGTTTTAGGAATGATGAAACACTTAGATACTTTTCAAGATTCAGAAATGGATAGAGAGGGCTATGGTGTAAATGGTAGAGGTAATTTATATGAGACAAGATAACAAGGAGGATAGATAGATGATAATTGAAAATGAATATACAAGAGCAGAAAGAAAACAAGCAGAAGCAGAAGCATTAGAGTTTGAAAAGGCTTGTAATAATATTATCAACAATAAAAAATTATCTAAGTTTGAAAAACAACATGAACTAAGATGTATTTTTGAAGATGAATTAATAGATGAATGGAAAATAGATGAATGGAAAATAGATGAACTTATAGAGGAGATAACATGATAACAATTGAAAAAATAAAAGACGTTGCAAGAGAAATTATTGCAGATGATGGGTGGGTAAATGATAGCCATACTGAAAGTGAACATCATGGAGTTATAGTAGGACTATACGAATTGATTGAGAAACTAGGTGGAACTACAGATGATATGCCACGTAGTAATGAGTGGAGATAACATGGCAATGACAACATTAAATGATGTAATGATAATTGAATTATTAGACAGACATAGTGTAGACGATTTTGATGATTTATTAATTGAAATAATGTGGCACATGAAAGAACAAAAAGAATTAAGAGAAAGAGATGATGAGGAGGATAGATGAAACTTCACAAGGACTTTTACGAATACAAGACTATAACCTTTAGCTTTTTTGCAAAGGTTAGAAACAAGCACGAGTTTAAAAGAGAGTGGGTGACTGTTAGATGTCAAGAAGATATTATGAAACAACAGCCACAGAATGTGCAGATAAGGAGGTTGAAAAAAAATGTTTGACAATATGACATTATGGATATTATTATATTTAATTGTAGGATTTACTACAGCTTATTACTTACACAGGAGGGATTGATATGAGCATGAATACAAGACAATCAATATACATAGAGAACTTATATG